GGCGATCACCTTGCCCGACCACTCGGCGAAATCCCTTACGCCCTGCTCAAAATAAGCCCCACCGATAGTGATGACGTGACCCAGCAGCTCAGGGTCAACCCCGGCGCCCAGTCTACCACGGGCATCTTTGAGGCTCTTCCTGGCATTCTCCACCTTGTCGGCGGTAAAGACTTTGTTGCCCTCAAATTGCCTGGTTTTTGTGGCAATTCTCTCTGCAGTTTTTTGCTCTACTATCTCGGCAACGTCAGCCTCCTGCGGCTCGGCCTTGGTGGGTTCGGTCTTGACCGCCCCCTGTGTAAGAGCGCCACGAGCAGGCCCCCCACTCTTAGACCACTCCTTAAATTCGGCCATCGGCATAGAGACTACCGACTTTCCGCCAGTCCACCCTTTCGCATAGTTGGAGTTGTAGATCTCCATGGCCTCTCTCTCGGATTGAGCACCGAGCACGACCTTGTGTTCATCGAATTTCCCAGCCTGGTTATACTGGTTGACGACAAAGACATTCTCGCTTCCGCCAGCATGGCCTGGCTTGATGAATACGTCGAGATGATCCTTGTCGTACCCCTTGGTTCCACGGACATATCCGTAGTCGCTCTTCATCTCGGTTGACCACGGCTCGCCCTCTTTGCTGATTCCACTACGAACACTGCCTACCGGATTCTCCACGCTGATATCAAGGCCGTCGATAGAGACATGTGCTTTTTTATAATTCCCGGCCTCTTTCTGCGGTTCGGTTGGCTCCACTGCAACTTCCTGGCCGACAGCAACTGACTTAGGGGCGGTGACGACTTTGGGCCTGGCTACTGCAGCGACTGCAGCCCTGGCGTCCTGAAGTTCTTTCTCGGCTCTGGGGGTCCATTCCTCCGGGAACAGCTTCTTCCTAGCCTCCTCCCTTTTTACCTGCGCCGAAACGTCTTCCTCTTTAGCTGCCACAGGAGTAGCCACAAAGCCACCCTGTCGCTCGATCACGTTGTAACCTGATAGATCCACCCCGCGTTGCTTAGCGCTCGTCCTGAGGGCCTTCTCGCTCGAAAATGGGGCACCGCTCGATCTGGCAAATTCTGCAGGCGCTTCCGTGAATGCCTCCTCCGCAGCTTCACGCCTCTCGGTCTTGGCCACTGGCGGCTTAGCGTATTCAGTACCGGCGAATTTTGCACCCTCTTCGACCCGGCCAAGCTTCTGCTCAAGACCTGTCTCTGGCGAGGCGGCGAACACCTCGGCTGATTCCTGCGCAGATGACGGCTGTAACTCCCCGGCAAACGCCTCTTCAAGGTCGGCCTGTCTCCTTGTTCTTATGTCGCCTTCGGCCTCACGCGCCGCTATGTCTTCTTCGGCCTGAGTGATACCAGCCTCCTCGAATACTCTGGCGGAATCCTCTGCGGTTGTTCCCCACGGCGTCGCTATTGGCTCTGCTCCTGGAGTTGGCTCCTGGTTCACGTTGAGGGAATTCCTGAAAGCGCCTATAGCCTCCTCAAGGCTCTCTGCGGCCAGAATAGATACCGGCTCGACCGGTTTTACATCAATAGGTTCAGGGGGTGGAGGAGGTGCCTGCTGCTGAGTGCCAGCCTTGACGCCCTCACCGAATGAAGAGATGGCTGCTGGCGTTTCTGCGACAGATCCACCTATGCCGCCAAGAGTCTCAAGGCCAACTTCCCCCAGATCAACCTTGCCATATCCGGCATATTGGCCAGCGGCCTCTGATAATGGTTCCTCGGCAACCTGTGCTCCGTAGGCCTTTGCGCCGGTAGCTGCCCGCTGCGTCAGTGTCCTGGAGGCGAGGATCTCCTTGGTGGCCATACTGACCTGGTCAGCCGTAGCATCGGCACCCAATCTGGCGATGGCCTCTTTTTGCGCTGCCTTGAAAGGGACGGAGGCAATCCTGCCGGTGGCAACGTTCATTGCTGCGCTTACGGCGGATGTGGCCGTGGCCTTATCCCTGGCGTTATCGATTGACTCCTCAACGAATTTATCGTCAGCCAGTATCTCAAGGACGTTCTCCTCGGTTGGCTGCAGGCCTCGTCTCTGCAATTCCTGTGCCACCATGCCACGAAATTCAGATCCAGCCTCGATCCCCCACTGTCCAAGAAAGCCACCTACGACACCGCCTATCGTCGCGCCAGCGGCTGTCCCTACGCCTGGAACGACACTACCGACACCGGCCCCAGCCTTCGCACCGCCAACCATACCGGCCATACCAGGAACGATGTTGCCAGCCTGCTCGGCGGTCATATAGGCCATGCCCTTGGGGTTGAAAGCAGCCTGACCGGCAACAGCCTTGATCATGTCCCATGCGGCCTTGGCTTTCTCGCTAAGGCCCTCGGCCTTCTCCCATTCCTCGGACGGCTCGACCACTGCCTCCTGTAGCTCTCGCAATTCTTCCGGGGTATATTTCTTCTGTTCGGCAAGGATGCTTTCGGCCAGGATGGAGGCTGTATTGCTGTCAAGCTCACCGCTGGCCATGTCGTCGGCAATCCTGGAAGCTGCCAGAGTCGCCTTTCCACCGGACTTCACGAGGGCGAACATATTCGCCAGAAACCCTCGACGGCTTCCCTCGATCTGTTCCTCTACAAAACCACGGACGTCTGGGCCGAAACGCTGGTCGAAAGTGCTGATCAGCTGGTTCCGCTCTTCTTCTGGTGCTGCTTGGAATTCCTGGTCTTGATAAACCTCAGTCCAGAAGTCTTTGGCGTATTCGTTCTGGACTGAGAGCTTTTGTTCCGGGGTGGCACTCTGATATTCAGGTAGGCCTTCGATCTGCTCGAATGGGATCATTGATCATCTCACGAGTTGTGATTTCTGCTGGATCAACTGATTGATCCGCTGCAGTAGGGCTTGTCCCTCTACTGACTGTATGGCAGCTTTATCACCGCTTTCGAGAAGTCCCATCTTCAGGGCTTGGAGCTGGGGAACTGTCATTGTATCCAGTTTCTCCAGTTGTTCTGGCGCGATGAGTGGCCCGCCACCTTCTTCGCCTGGCGTCATCGCTGTTTCGCCTGCGGGTGGAGCGGGTGCTGTCGGTGGAGGACCGGCCATCTCAACTATACCGCCAGACTGTTTGAGCATCGACTGATACTTGTCGAGTCCAGGAGCGGCGGCTTCTGATCCCCCTCCAGAAGATACTATACCACCGGGTTGGTCAGTTGTAAACTCCACTTCCTCATCTTGGCTTCCGAATCCCAATATTCCTTTTTTTGCAGGAGTTTTAACCTTCTTCGAGAGGGGTGGTTCGCCTAACTGCTGACGCAACCTGTTAACCTGCGCTATATTGGTTTCATCGATCCCGGTATCTTCGAGCTTGGCCAGATCGGAGCGAAGCCTCGACTCCTGGAATTCGGTCAGGTTCCCCTTTGTGGCACCAAGGGCATTCCTTTTGGCGGTAGCCTTTTCTTCCGGGGAGAGATCAGACTTCTCGATCTGTTCAAGCTTACGCTCCAGCTCCCCAGGTTTATCAGCCTGTTTCCGCTGAATATCAAGGGATTCCTGGGATCTCTTCTCCTGACGCTCTTCACGCTTGGACCGCTCCTCTCGTTCAGACTTGCGCTCCTCACGCTCAGCCCTCTTGTCCTCGGCTTCCTGCTCTTCTTTGGTGAATTTATGGGCACGCTCAGCTGCCCTCTCGTCCGCACCAAGGTCGTACTGGAATTTAGCCAGAGCTTGCTGTCTGGTAAGCATGGCCTGTTCCTTCCTCATCTCCTGGGTGACGCGCAATTGTTCGTCCTCCAGGGCTTGCTGCCGCTTCTGATAATCCTTCCCAAGGTCTGCAACCCCTCCGAGAAGCCCGGCCCACGCTGCGTAGTCTTTAGCCATTACATACCTCCCTGACCGATAAGTCCAGGTGGGATCTCAGCCGAAGCCCGTTGAGCTGGCTGTGGTTGCTGTTGTCCAGGCTGGGGTTTTGCGCCAGGCTGCATCTTGCCGACAGGGGTTGCCCATCTCTGACCGCTGGGCGGTGCCGTCTTGGAAATGTCGTCCATTTGCGACATGGCCATCATGCCGTACTGTCGCTGCTCGTCGGTCATCAACGGCTCAAGTTCCTTCTGAAGCTCCACCGGGTCGATCTTACCGCTCTCCATCCCCTCTTTGAAGTAGATGAGCAGGGTGTACTGGAAGGCGTTCAGCTTCTCTTCGTTCGAGAGCGTGAACAGACCAGCGGCCTCGGCAAGAAGATGTAGCTCTGATACGACATGGGTTGCTCCCAGAAACATGGTCTTGTCGGTCATGCTCTCACCGTTTTTCGTGAGTCCATCGAACAGGATCTTGTGGACGTGATTTGCGGTATAAGCCACATTCTCCACCGGATTCTTCCTTGCCTGCAGTTGCTGCAGTATCGCCGGTTGCGTCTTCTCGGAGAATATCAGGTTGGTGGCATTGTCGGCGTAGGCGTCAAGCTGAGCCACTTCCTCCGGGGTCAACTGCTCCTTGGCGCTCGACATGTCCTGATCGATCTCCTCTATCTTTTCGGTAGGCTCAGGAACAACACCCTTGCCAGCCAGAATACCAGGCCGTAACTGTCCCGACATCCCCGGTTCCTCTTTCGCTGCTGCGGCGTTGGGACTCATCTGCATTTCCTGTGCCATTTTATCCTCTCTTCAATGAATAGCCGAGTATGCCGCTGCCAGCTACCTGGGCAATGGCCTTACCGGTACTTTCCTTGGTTTTTGCCTGATCGACAATCTTATCGTTAAGGTAGCTACCCCACTGCTGGCCTATTTGCCTATACTGGTCGAGGCCCTGCGTAAACTCCTGATCGAATGCAGCCACCTGGATGTTTCGCTGCGTCCTACTCTCGTTTATGGCGTTGACAAGCCCTTGGTATTGCCCGTACTTGAAATCCTCGCGAGCTGATGCAGCAGCGGCCTCTGCCGCTGCCTGGGCCTGCGACTTCGACTGCGCCAGCTTCTCCCTTGTCTGGATCTCTGCGTCCCGTAAGGCGTCGTGCAGCTTCTGGCCAATTTTCTCCCCGCCCTTCATCCTGACATCGACGTTGAAACCCTCGTCGGTCTGGGTGGTATATAAATTCTTTTGCTTGGCAAGGGCATCGGCAACCGCCTGGGGAACGTTATATGTAGCCTCAATATTACTACCACCACTGACAACCCTGACATTTACCATCGGCACATTCATACTAACCGAGCCAGGCCTCATGCTTGCCGCAGCCGCGCTTATGTCTCCAAGAGCCTGGTTGAATAAAGTTTTTTCCTGTGAATCACGGGCGTCAAGTGATTGCCTAAATTGGCCGTGGTATCCCTTCAATATATCGTATGCCCGCTGGTCGGCTTCTCTGTGCGCATCGAGATTTACGTTGAACGCCGCAGCCTCTTCTGGGAGCATCGCTATGTTGCTGTAGTTTTTATACTTGCTCGCAACCCTCCTTGAGGCTTCAGGCGATAGCGGATCAAAGTCAACGGCGAGGCTGTCTGCCGCAACTTGATCAAATGCCAGTGGGTCGGCCTCGACCGAAAGGATTCCCTGGTTCTCCTGGTACTGCTTCTGGGGGGTGTTGAAGTGATAGTATTTGCCCCACTCCAACGGTACGTAATCTCCGTACGCCTCCCTGGCGGTCTGCTGTGGTACAGTGGCGGATGAGCTTTTGCCGGTCTTCCTTTCTTCTGCCCGCTGCAGCAGCGCGGCCACCTTGGCCTTTGTCGATTCGCTCGCGGCCATTTACGCAACTCCAAGCAACCCGGTTTGGGGCGGCTGCACAGTAGGAACTACAGTCGGTGTACCTGGTGCTGGCCCAGCCTGCTGAGCGACCTGTTGCTGTGCCCCTGGAGCCGGTGCCCCTCCAGGGCCTCCTGGGGTGAGTCCCTCCTGCGGACCAGTGGCCGTTACTCCTGCCTGGGTTTCTTCAGCAGCCAGCCAGGAAGGTTTGAGCAACTCCTTACGCCTCCGGTTGACCTCTACCGGGGAGGCCGTTACAGTGGTTCCCGCAGCATATTGCGCTCCCTCGGTCACCCCTTTTTCAAGAGCCAATCTGGCCTTTTCTTTCTCTTCCCTGTCGGTCCTATCACGGAACACGCTCTCTTCGAATTCCTTAGAGAACTGTTCTGCCTTTTGCCCCCGCTCTGCTTCTGCCTGGGCGACCTCTGCTGCGGTCTTCTCTCTGGAAACCTGGGCGGAAAGCTCGGCCTGCTTCATTGCTGCCTCGCGGTTTGCTGCGGCGATCCTTTCAGCCGAAGCGAGCGATTCAGCCTGCATGTCTTTCTGGCCTTGGATAGTGCTTTCCATATTGCTGGTTTCGGCCTTTCCCTTCATAAAGGCTGAGCCGAGAGACGAGACAACGGTTGCCGCTCCGACTACGTTTGAGGCGGTAAAAAGACCACCACCAGCAGCGCCGCCGCCTCCTATCACGCCAGTGCCTATTGTTGTTGTACCGCCGCCAACAGTATTGCCGACAGTCACCGCACCGCCGCCAGCGGCAGCTCCACCGCCAACAAGGCTGGATATAACTGACCCACCGGCAACCAGGGCCACAGCGCCAAATGCCCCCCACAAAGCCCCCTTGCCGATGTTACCGCCAGTAACTCCTGCATACAAAGCGCCAACAGCAGCTCCGACAACGGCGGTCGCGACAACACCAACTACAACAGCAGCAATACTGGCGGAAGCCAAGGCGACCCCTACGGCACCAGCAACATATGCACCTATCGCTCCAAACCAAGGCATAATCAGATCTCCTTCACTATGGCCCCAAGGGTGCGGCCATATTTTTCATTAAAGTCATTAATGGTACATTGGTAGATAATTTCATCAACCATCTCTCCATTAAACTTCATGGTTCCATTTGTTCTCCCAATCCTCTTCATCCCAACATGTGAAGCCATCATGCGAGCCTCCTTGTTTGCCGCTCGAATGAATCCCATTATGGCCCTGCATGGCGTGTTTGAGAATACCCATTTGGCGGATTCCACGAGATGGCCGAATGCCTCCCTACCCCTGTGCCCGTCCTTGACGGCGAAATGCGCAGAGAAGCACGAGGTAGTGTGCATCGGCAGGAAAACAAAAGCCTCATACCTGGGGTCTTTTCCGAGAATATACACGTGGTCAGTTCGCAGGTTATTCTCAACGAAAGCTGCGAGCTTGGTTATGTCGGAAAAATCATCACCTGAAGCAAAAAATATTCCGTCAGATCTGAATAACCTGGTAAGTCGCCCGGCGTCGATGATGGAGTATCGGTGTATCGATGGCTTGGCTATAAACATCTCAGTCCCATTCAAGAGTTATGCCTGCGGTAGCGGCCACAGTGTTGAGCTGCGCCTTATACTGGGCCATAAGGGCAGCGATGGCGTCCTGCTTATTGACGATATTGGTATCCCTGAGCAGGCGCTCGATACTGCCGGTAAGCTCCTGGCCCATCGCCCCAGCTGACTGCATGAGGGCCTGGGTTTCAGCGGTGTCGTATTGGCTCTGAGACAGGTAGTCCTTCCACTCATTCTCAAGCTGTATCCTCTCCTTGGCTGCGGTATCGGCCAGGGTTTGGAGTTCCTTTTTCCCGGAAATATCCTGAGAAGACAGGGAGGCTGTGATCAGCGCGTTGTTTTCAAACTTCTTCCGCTCGATTTCTGCGAGTTGGTTGTTGACGGATGTCTCAAGGTCGGTACGTTGCCGCTGTTGCGCAAGACCTCCATAGAGCGCTGCGTCAGGCGTTGCGATCTGGACAGCCTGTTCCATAGCAGCACCAACCCCGGCCTGGACGGCACCTGACGATTGCAGTAGCCCCTTAGCCTGATACTTCCTTTCAGCGGCAGCAGCAGCCGCCTGAGTAAGCGGATTATCGGTCCTGATAAGGTTTTCAACCCGCCCCTCAACGGTGGCGAGTCCTGGCTTGATATATGATTCATCTGGTTTTACTGGTGTCGCCGCCGACTGGGTTGACTGGCCCTGCGGCAGCTTGAATCCAGGAACTTGTTCGAAATAATCCGGTTCCGCCATATAGGTAGCCCCCCTTGGCAATTTCAATTTCGGTTGTTTTTCTCTAGTAACTGTAAAGCCGGTGGGCCTTAAAGTCAATTCAGGCTCAATAGTAATACCGCCTTGGCTGGGAGGTGGCTGATAATCGATAACCACCTGGTCACGCAAAAGTAGTTCACCACCACTAGGCTCAGCGTTAATCCCGCCAACCTGGATATCCTGTTCGCTATAGTCGATATTCTGACTGGAGAGAAAGCCCTTTAATGTAGCGATGGAAGAGAACGCCTCTTCTATTGAGGCCAGCCTTTCTGGTGACAATCTGTCTGCGTATAACTTCCGGGGGTCGGTGAATGTCTGCTCATCGAGTATGACGTTCTGTTCTGCCGCACCACGCTGGACTGGTTGCGGAGTTGGCTCTATGATATCCGCTACAGGCGCGTCTTCCTGGCTGGGTTGTATATCGTCTGCGTCGTGAAGCTCGAATTGGCCAGAAACCGCCCTTCTGGAGGCCCACAAGATACGCTCCTTCTCCTGAAGCTCCCTGAGTAGTGGAACGTAGGCCGAAGCCTCTTCTCCCTTCAGAGTTCCGGTATACCGCTGCCCAGTTGCTGCCTCATAATCTTTTATCAATGCCGCTCTCTGTTCGTTTATATCACGAAGCTGAGAGTCGATGTCATCGTAGGTCTGTGGTTGTTCTGGCTGGTCCTGCGTGGCTGGCTGTACGTCAGACTCGGGAAGCGGCATATCCAATACTGCGTCTTGCGGGTCGAGGACTGGATCGATAGACGCTTCAGGAAGCTCTATTTCTGTATCAGGTTTTTGGCCGCGTGGCAACGGCGTTATCTTCAACTTTCCATAAACAGGAATGGCCTTAGTCTTAGTCGCTCCTCCAGACGCCGTCACCTGAGCCTTAGTTTTGTATGTCTTGCTTGGCTGGCCAGATATGCTTGGTTTTTGCGGAAGCTTCTGGAATTCGGTTACGACAGCGTCGCGCCTTGCGCTTAGAATACCAACGTCGGTCCTTACACCGCTGGCTATCAATCGGATAAGATGCTGATCGTACTTGTTACCAGAAAGCCAAATTTTCTCAAGCTCTGCTATTTCATTATTCATAGCCTCTATCTGAGAATCCATCTTATCGATATTGCTAGGCGTGGGGTCTGTCCTTGGGGCGAGCTGCTTTGGTTGCGACTTCCTGAATGCCCAAAGAACCCTCTCTCTCTCCTGTAATTCAGCCAACGCCCTGATGGCAACTGATGAGGCTGGGCTTGCCTTTGACATCTTGTCATATGGCTCGCCGGTAACCCTCTCGTACTCCTGTTTTATCTCTTGTTTTTTTGTATTTATTTCACTAAGCTGTTTGTCGAACTCCATTTCGAAGTCAGACTTTCTTCCAGAAGACTCGTATCCGCCGGAAACATTAATTCTATCTCCGACAGACTCTATGCTCCTCGCCACTTCTTTGGCTTTAATGTCGATGGCAGTCTTCTCTTTTATGGCGTTAACCCTGCCAGCCTTTATAGACTCATAATCTGGATGATTCTCTGACAGTATGGCGAGGTTGTCACGCTCGGCCCTGGCGGCAATCCAGCCGTGTGACGGATCTGTTTGTATCGAATAAGCGTCAATACCATCGCTTATAAGTTTACGATACAGTTCTTCTGATTTATTGTGAGCATCTCTGAATTTATCGAAGGCCTCCTTATTGGCCATGCGAAAATTGTACGCTGCCAGATTAAGCTGGTTTATCTCTGCGTCCTTAGCATCGTAATCATACCTAAGATTCTTGTAATCATCAACGAGTGGAGATATTGCGTTTTGCCACTCGTTGATTGAATTGAAGCCACGAAATGCCATGTGCTTATTTGGCCTTTCTTGCAGTAGCTACGGAATCAACCGCAGACTTTAAAAGCTCATTATCCCTAGCCAGGATAGCGGTGATTATCTTTTGAAGCTCGTCCCTTCCAACAGCCTTGACCTTTCCATTCGACATCATGATCTCAGAGTTTGGTAGCAATCCGAGCGAAGCCATGGCGAGCATTCCAGCCAACCTGGATCTCTCCATCGGGGTGGCCCTGATAAGCTCACCGTCTACCATAACATCTTCATGCATCGCAGATTCAAGGTCGGCTATGGCACTGGCGACATCGCGCTCTATCTCATCGGTTTTATCGACCTTGAAATCATTGGTCATACCGCCACCATTGACCCATCTCCTATATTCATCCCATTTCCAGCTTCCAGGACAAATATTTCTCTCCCCAGTAATGGTGTTTCTGACCCTCTTCCTACTGCCGTCCTCGAATTCATACATAATTATACTCTCAAGTTAACTATCCTGCTTAGTTTTCCAGCTCAGCATCAATATATATTGTAGACCTATATTGCCCCATGCCCGACCCGTTGGCAACTGCCGTAAAATAATAGAAGTGAGTCCATGCACCAATGGAACTTGTTGTGCCAAAGTTTATATCGCTAGACGACAAAGTATCCCTGCCGTAATTATACGCCCTTGGCATTACCGGCAGGTCGGTTATCATTCTGTAGGTCTGTCCAGAGGTAACTTTGCCGCTAAATAACACCTCGACAGTTTGGTAGTATCTTTGGCACATTTTCAACTCTGTCTGCGGTGAGTATAATTCGAACTCGCTAGCCGACGAACCTTTCTCTAGTTGTACGTTAGCTATGTCAAAAGTACCCGACTGCTGGCCAAGAGACGCAGTCCTTGAGTCGAAATCACCACCAGCATCAAACCAGAATACCAGAGATAGGTAGTCGTTACCATTCCATTCGTCGAACGTATTGCCTTTTATCTTTCCAGAGACGGATGGTATATCGATGGACAGCGTAAACTTCTGCCACGAAGCAGTTAAACTTATTTTTTGTGAGCCTATGCCGTATACCGTATCGGACGGAACCACCCCTCCAGTTCCGAAGAATTGATACAACTCAATCGCCATATTCCTAATGGCGTCTGATTTGGCCCAAAAAGATAGCGTCGCCATCCCCCCAGACAACGTCTCAACATTCTCTATTTTCTGTTCCTTGTGGCAGTAATGATCTGCGCCAGGTGACGACGCAACCACGGTTCTTGAGAAGAACTTTGGATTTCCAGGTACGTCGGTTTGGCCATTGGTAAAGCTCTCTCTGGTGTGTGTAGCAAGCGATTGCCATCTACCGTTGAGCCACCTGTCGTCAGAGTAATACCCATCGGTATCAACCTGGGTGGTTGCCCTCTGCCATATATTGAATCCGCCGTTTATTATTACATTTCTCCTAGCCCAGTTAAGGGTATTCTCTTTGGTCAGCACCGTTCCGTCGCTGTCCGGGAAAGTGTATGTTCTTGACGCTGTATTAGAGTTTGTGAAAAATGAGGCTATGGTTCCAATAGCGTTAATTATGTTAATTTTCAACAGGGTCAAGCCTGCGTAACCGTCTGCGGCATCCTTCTTGGTGCTGTCGAGAGATCCTATTCTTGAATTGTATGCGGCGTTGGAAATCGACTCAAGACCATCTGCTGCTCCGTTAACGGAAATCCCCTGGCTACCATGGCTGGCTATAAGCGGAAGCTTGTTAGCTCCAGCCTCAATTAGGTCGAATTCCGCCCTGACAGGCTGACTGCCAGTCCTGGAGCCGTCCGCAGGAACGCCGGTTGGATTATAGTATTCGTTTGGCATAAATCACAACTCCGCGTCTGCTGTATACGTGCTAACGAAATATCCAGCAGACCCGGTACTGGTGCTGGTCCTGGTTTCCTCCACCGACACAGATGTAACTACCGCAGTGCCAGCGACTGCATCAAACCTACTGCTGGCGCTATGTGTAAGCGTAACTGTTGGGGCTATCCTCATCGCTACCGGGAAATTCCCCTTAGCTATATAGTCTATAGCCGTTGTAACGTCTCCGGAAAATGCTAATCTTGGAGTGTCTGAAGCATATGAATTTCCGAGAAAATATCTCTGGCACAATTCCAGTTCCTCACCAACCATTCTTCTTTCGAACTCGGTGGATGATGAGCCAATCTCAAGCTGGACATGAGAGAATTCATAGGTATTACTAGACTGACCGAGAGTGTCGGTTCTTGCGTTGAAATCAGCCCCAGCATCAACCCAGAATATTACTGCCATGTAATCATTATCGTCCGTTCCCAGTGTCTTTCCGGCAATACTCGGTATCGAGGCGGTTACTGTATACTGCGCCCAGTTGGTTGTGATAGCGATCTTGTTTACCTCTATCCCGGTGACCGTAGCTGACGGAGCACCCCCAGTACCGAAATTCTGTACAAATTCAACGGATATATTGGAGGCGACGCTGGACTTGGCGTAGAATGACAGGGTTACGCTGGTCCCAGCCAACACGTGGACTCCTTCTATGCGCTGTTCCTTGTTGCAATAATTAGCAGCGCCAGCCGCAGACACGGTAACCAGCCTACAGTAATATCTTGGCTGATCCGGCACGTCTGTTTGCCCTAGGGAGAACTCCTGCCTACTATTGGTGAACGTTGTCCCATTACTGCCTACATACCACCTGTCGTCAGATCCGTAACCGGTTACCGTATGGGAAGTATTCCTCCTCCATAACCTGAAGTCTCCGTTGATAATCCAATTCTTTCTCCCATTCAGCGGCATGTCGGTGGTTAGCGCTATCGTTCCGTCGCTGTCCGGGAAAGTGTATGTTCTTGACGCTGTATTAGAGTTTGTCAGGAATGACGTGAATGTGTCGAGTACGTTCTTGAAATTGATTTTCAACAAAGTGAGGCCCACAAATCCGCCGCTGGCATCCTTATTAGCGGAAGCCTCGGCACCCAGCCTAGTTCTGGCGTTGGCTGCAGTGAGTGATTCAAGGGCAGTGGCACCGGCATTAACGAACACCGCTTCATTGGCGTGAGTGGCGAGCGGTGGCAATTTGGCGAAGCCGGTTTCGATGGCGTCGAATTCAGCTCTTATCAATGCCGGATTGCCGAGCGAGTTATTCGCTGGCGCCCCAGTGCTGTCGTAATATTCATTCGGCATCGAATCACCTCGTGCTCTTTGTCATATAAAACTGCAGTAGGCTCCCGTTGAACGTAAGCTCTGCATCATAGTCGCTGGACCCTGCGAACTTCAGGCCGATATTAGTGGCAAGTCCCATGGTGGGGAATTTCTCTGGCACCAGAACCTGGCCGTCCCAATAAAACTGCCCCCAAGTGAAAGACCCCCAGAATACGTCTCCGAGAGTAATCTCTCTGGTTGTTAGGGCTGGCTGCGGTGTGTAGGCAGATTCATATTCCAGACTGTAGCCAAATTGAAAGCTTGCGTACCCTAACCCTGTAACATCTAGTGTCGTGACGATGTATCTCTTGTAGAACGTCGGACTACCAAGACTGTCGTGGGCAAGGTAGAAATACCAGGCCCTTGCGTCTCCGTCGAAGCTGGTTCCCTGGAACAGTTCGTAGACGTTTCCGTCGTCGCTTCCGATCATTACAAACTCATTACCGCCGCTGTCCTCTGCCGAGCAGATGCATACCGCCTTGTCGTTGAACTCCTGCTCCATAGCAGACACAAGTTTAGTGCCAACTATGGTGCAGAATAGGGCGGTCTTATCATCGAAGAAGATCATATAGAGGTTCTTCTCGCGGCTGATCGCTGTGGCGGTGATCTGATTTTTCTTCGAATCCATGTAGCTGTCAAACTTCACAGACATAGTGGAATCGGAGAAGTTGCCGTATACCTGCGCGGCGCTCAGTTTGGTAATTCCACGGTTGTCAACGAATATCGTATCGCCTATCCTCTGGGAAGTCCACTCAAGGGCACCAAGATTCTGCTTAAATGAGACGAGGTTCCAGTCACTGATATTAGACCCGTACAGGATCGATACCTCGCTTGTGCTGAATATCGTCAATGCGCTTGTTCCATCAGATCCTGGCTGGGAAATAAACCCGGTAATGTGATCACCAAGGCCGATTTCGCCTGCGCCGAGAACCAGAGTCCATTCATACGGAAGTCCAGGCTGTGAATGTTGCGCTGACCCACGGAAGGAGAAAAATAGCTGCTGCTTGTGGATAAAGATGTGAGTGGGGTAGGAGGTCATCCCTGTCTCGATTGGCATGTAGTTTGTGCCGTCGAATTCGAAGCCAAGATTCCTGCCGTCGCACCCGTACATCTTTTGGGTATCTTCAGATCCGGTGAAGTTACCGTTCGCAAACTCATATCTCCCGCCAGGATTAGGGATGGTGATAGCAGCCGAATCCCCGGCTATGGTGGCAACGTTCAGGTTGGCTCCAACCCTCAGGGTTTCTGCCTGGAAGGTGCCGGTCTGGGACGCGAATACCATCCGCCCTGCAGCCGTGCCAGCGGCCCATGATCCTGTAGCCAGGGCAGTCCTGCCGACAACTGCGGTTGCGCCTGAGATTTCCCCGGTAATAGTGTCTCCATCCGCGATCACGTAGGTTCCGCCAGACGTGAAGTCCAGCCTGAGGCCAAGGGCCACTGCGGCCCATCCTGCAGCCGAAGCTTTCCACATACCGACTGCGGTGCCGCCTGCGTTGTTTCGAAAGCAGTACCAGTTGTCTTTGAAGAACCATACCCCAAGGATCGATCCTGACCCCGTAGGAGGGGCTATATCGGCCCTGTAGTTGTCGGCGGCGAGATTCAGGTACTGGGCGTCAAGTAGTCTCGTGGAAGCGGCCAGAGCAGCCGGGATGGCGCTCATGGTGGCCTGCGTGACACCGCCCACCTTGACCTCTCCACCGTGGAGGTGCCAGGTGCCTGAGAGTTTCGTGGTCACGAGGTAGGTGGTGGCGTTGACGATAACCACGGCAGATCCTGAGGCGTCGTTGTCGGTGACTGTGTCGCCCGCGTTGATGGACCCGGTAATGGTGACGGCGATGATTTGATACACCGCGTCATGAGGCTTGGGTTTCCCGCTGAAGCGCTCGTAACCGCCAGTGGTACGGTAGCCGCCATTGATGCGCTGATAGACGTTCTTCGACTCCCTGACTGTGCCAGAGGGTATTTGCACCCTGGCTGTCTCGGTGTCAAGCCCGCCCTTGTATTCGATGTATTTCGTGTCCACCCTTGGGGCGGAAGATTGCCTAGCCATTATACCAACGGTTCCCCCCACGTCACTCTAGGGAGGTACTTCTTCTCCATTCGGCGAAGCAGCTTCCTGCACTCCCTGGTTCCGGTAGCGAACTTGTCAGGCTCTCCATACTCGACAGCATAGTAGGTCAGGGCCTTCCATATGACTATCCAGTGGTAATCCTTGTGAAATAGAGGCTCGTGTGCGTCTGCAGTCATCTCGTGATGGGCGCGGAAGTACTCCCCCTTGAGGGTATAGGCCAGATCAGGGATGGGGTAAAGGACGACAGTATCGTCAGGTTTGATGGAAAAAGCTATCGGCCTGCCCGTCTGGGTCAAGCTGGTGCCGATCTGATAGGCAAGCCGAAAGTCCTTCCATTCCATGTAGTAGATCTCTGATTCGTCTGATGCATTCAGGAAGATCCGCCAGTCCTCTGGCGCAAACTCCTGGAAGTCTGATATACTCAGATCTGTCGCAGTATAAGATCCGTCAGCCGGGGTCAACACCTTACTGAATTCCTTCCGCAGGAATTGCCAGGTCGTGTGAATACCCTGGATGTCGTTATAAGCCTCGTCCAGCCAGTCGATGAGTTGGAGGAATTGACCTGTCTGACCCAAGGTTGTGGTAGGACCGGCGAAGTTCACACCGGCCTTCCTGCTTAATCTCTGCGACATCAACAGACGATCCATAATTACCTCATGGTTTGGGTCATTACCATCTCAAGCCAGATTCCGCCACGCGGGTCAGGGTCTGCGATGATCGTGAACGGGTAGGTCTGTCTTGTGACAGGCACCATAACCAGGCTTGCCGGGTCGAAAGGATCTTGCCGTCTCTGGTCGAACTTCGTTACAACGGAACGGGCCAGGGCCTCGACGTATTTCCGCTTTACTTTCTGCTTGACTCCACGCATGATAGGCTGAGTGTTGCCATTCACGTTAGGAGTGATAACTCTGAGTGCGCCTTCCTGGTTGTCTTCATAAACCATAATCACCAGGATCTGATTCATAAAGGCCTCGAAGTCCTCAATCTGCGTCGGGTCGAAATCATGGATGACCTCGATATTTCTGCCGCCAGTGCCGATCTCTGGCATGGTAAGTGGTTGACCTGCATTTTTAATGGTTACGTCGGTTTCTTTACGGGCCATGATATTCTCCTTACTGTTTTAGAATAATGGCCGGAAGCATAATAACACTCCCGGCCATTATAGTTTACCAAGTCATACCTATAATATGACTTATCTTAGGACGTCAAACCAACCAGCGGAACGCCCATTGCGATGTCGTAATAGGTTTCGGTTACACCAGCAGCGTCGAGCGCGGTGGTTCCGGGGGTGAAGGTCACCGCCACGGTTTTCACCTTGACTGCGCCAAACGGGCACTTGTTCGCGTCGGGGGTAGGCCATTCGAGACGGCCAATACCGGCAACCAGCCTGGTATTCAGAACCTCGACGCCCTTGACGCTGGTGACGTTTCCACCAGAGTCAACCTGCATCAGGTAGATGCAGGTGGTATCTGCAGCCTGTACAGTGTCAGCCGACAAGGGCAGGACGGTTGCAGCGTCTGCTTTGTGATAGGCGATACCGTCGATCACGAAGTCGATACCGGCTCCATTCGGCGCGGCAATCGCGGGTCCAGTTTTGGCACCGTCACCGATCACAAGACCGGCTTTCGACAGGCACATGGTTCCGCCACGGGGATCGTCATTCAGGTTATTCATAATCTTACTCCTTGAGATTGTTAGTTTCTCTATACTGTTATGAAGTCAGGACTTCAGTTGTTGCTGCGGCGGAAAGAGTCGCAGGTGCCGATGCCGGTTTCGGTGCCGTGAGGCCAGCAACCAACGGTGCGGTAATGTTTGCCGGGATGGAATCCGGGGTGATTTTGTGGGAGTCAAAGCCGGTAAGGGCGGTTCTACTCCAGGTGCCTACGGTTGCGTCGGTGAAGGTAGCGTTGCCGTCAACCCCGTCGAGGTCATCGGTATTCGCAGCCCAGCCACCGCCCTTCAGGTTCTCTACCACCAGCTTTGCGATGGGACAGAACATGGGCGGGAGGCGATCAGCCACAAGACCAAGGGCTGTGTCCGCTGCTGCGGCGCTGGCGTGAGTCATTGCGCTTACGGTTCCGGCGATGCCGTTTGAGGCCAGGGCGTAGGTTGCGTTCTGGGCCAGGTTCGTAACGATAAGCCATCCGCCGAATTGTGCCTGACCGATGGTGTCTGCGTCATCGAATACTTTGTCGGCCTCTGCTGCGATTTGGGAAATCCTCACACCGTTCAGCATGACGTCCTTGGTGCCAGTTGCATACCGTTCCGGGGTAGTACCTACGGCAGTGGCTGCGCCGTTCGCTACGGTCAAACCAGTGGCCTTCTTGGGGGCATTCCGTACGGTATACACCACTTCGGTGGCGGTGCCGCCAGTAGTGTTCGTGGTGCCGATATTGAAACCACCAGCCCCGGCGTCGGTTACCGTGAAGTATCCAATGATTGCGGTATTGGCGGTCGGCGCTACTGCGGACAGACACAGCAATGCGTCCTCTGCGTTATCGAAAGCCATCTGAGCGCCAGTATCCTGGGTGGTGACAACCCCGGCTCGGTCGATCAGAATTCTCCATGCGCCGTACTTGTTCTGCACGATATCGCCCGAGTCTTGCAAGGTGATCGTGGTGTCCAGGTTTGCGTAGTATTCCTGCCCGCCGATACGATAGCGGATGTGACCGGCACCGAGCAGGGTTACTGCTGCGGTTCCAGCGATAGTGAAGTCGCCACCGATGACACCGTCAGCCATGTTGAACGAGACGATATTGCCCATGACGTCACTATCCGCGTCAACCTCAGTCATCCAGGTCACGGCGGTAGCATGGTCGTCATGCAGCTCCTCAATAAGGGTTTCAACCCCATCTGCAGCGGTCTTGAACGTGGCGTGGTCGGTGCGAAGTTCGTTAGCTACGGTTCGCAGGGCGTCCAGCTCGGTCTTGATCGACTCCCAGATTTTTCTGATATGAAAGGCGTCGGCGATGTTTGCCAGGCTCGACGCTCTTTTTTTGATACTCTCAGCCATTTTCGTTTACCTCTCAAAGGGTTTGTATCCGCTACTGACCAAGCTCGTCAAAACTTGGTCAGAGCTTGGTCAGTTACGCGGTCAGATCTTACAGGTCAGTTACGCCAGACTCGAAGCGGACGAACCAGTTCTCGTTTGCCCGTACCGGCGCATACCAGAAGTCAGCACCAACGTACCCGAAGGTTCCGCTGGGGTTTGCATGACTCTTCTGGCTGGGCGGCAGATAGGTCGGAGAGATGGAAGTCTTGCCATGACCCTTGAGGGATACGTGGCCCCATGCCTCCTCGGCGATAACGAGCCAAGGGTAGACGTCAACGGCTGCGGAGCTGTTCTTCATCCCGTTAAGGGTGGCAGATCCAGCGGCCAGGAAAGGACGGAGCAGGGCCGAGCTTACGAACCGGAATTCCTCGCATGCACCGAATTCCCTGTCGTGTACCGGCTTGATCGCGGTGCCGTACTTGATGCGGTCGGTGAAGTTCGGGAGATCCCGGACGTCAGCGGCGCAGTCGGTATGACAGAAGACGACGAAGCAGGGGGCGACACCGGTCGTACCGAAGTTCGGACCCGGTTTGATGGAAGTCGTCACTTTCGCACCCAGGTTGTTCTCCAGGGTACGGGTAATGGACCGGAGTTTGCTGATGGAGATCGCGGTGTTAACAGCTCCACGGCTGGCCCCGTTCGCATACACGACGGTCGTTCCTGCCTTGAATTCGCCAAATGCGACGAGTTCGGCAACCTCACCCATGGTCTTCCCGGTGAGCATTTTCATGTCGTTCGGGATGTCATCCTCGTACATCAAAGCGGCCTTGGAGGTCAGTTTGAAGAGGACGGCGTACTGCTTCAGGGTGACGGAAACGTCGGTGTAGCTAATGGTCGAAGGAGTCGGGATAGCACCCTCTGCCAACAGGAAGTCGGTGGCGGTGATATTGGCGATTCCGTTTGCGGCCATATTGTACGGGTCAACTCGACGGAAGACCAGCGTCTCCGTTTTGTTGAGCGGCATTTCTTTCTGCATACCGAAAGATCCCAACACAAAGTAGGGTTCGGCATACTTCAGCATTTCGAGTTCTGCTCGAATCAGGTTCCTGCCCGGAACAAGAGAATAGGTTTGAGTGGCCATTGCTTATTTCCCCCAAATTTGTTTGGATACATGATCGCGGTATTCTGCCTCGGTCATGTCAGCCTCGGATTTTTGTTTCACTGCCGTGGTGGTACGTTTATTTTCGGCGGCTAATGCCAGCCTATCTTGTCGCTCCTTCGCGGTATTCGGCAGCGCTGCGGCTTTCGCCTTATACGCTGTGTACTCGTCAAGGAGGTCGATACCATCCAGGGCATCAAATGAACCAAATTTCGCCTTCATCTCGGGAGACTGAGTCTGTAGCCACGGCTCGAAGGTCGGCTCCTTGATCAGTGCGACATGGTTCTTGTACTTGCTACGGAGAAGCTTTAGCTCGAATCCGAGCTGCTGTTTATTCAGGCGTTCCTCGAAGTTGGTGTTCATCTCATCGCGCATTTTCTGAACATCCTCCATCGACATCCCAGCGGGACCGGCACCGGATGAGGTGGCGATCAGGATCTCTTTGAAGGCGTTTGCGTGATCAGGAAAGTCTTCGCTGAATACCTTGAATCCAGCATTGCTCGCCAGGGCGGCTTCTACATCTTGTCTGGTTGGTTGCTTTGCAGCCGGGAATGCGGCCTTCATATCCCGAAGCCTGTTATCAATTCCACCAACCCGATTCTCGGCCTGTTTCAACCGTTCGCCGAAAGCGTCAAATCCGCCAAGTCTCGACTGGATACTCTCAATCGCCTGACGAAGGACTGGTGCAACACCCTCCCATGGGTCAACCTCTTTCTCCTGCTCTGCTTTCTTGGCGGCTTCGAGGGCAGCGGCATCTTCCTCACTGGCGGCTTGTGCAGGCGGCAGCGCTTCAATACCTTCGGCCCCTTCGAAAACTTCCTTATTCAGTTCATTCCGGAGGTCGATCTCTTCTTGCGACATTTGCGGTACTACGGTTTCTTCCTCGAACATGGATTACTCCTCTCCCCGGCAGCGGCTTAAAAGTCCTGGCGGATAGTTTGTGGGCGCTTTTCGCGGCCTTTTCTTACCTTCTCAGGTATCTTCAACAGTTGCTTTAACAGCTTGACCTCTCCACGAATGGCGGCGGTTTGATCCGGCGTATTGCGGAAAGAGTCGTTTCGCTTCCTTGTTTCGGCCAGGAGGGATTCGAGCATCTCCTTGATTGCAGCCCACGTCTGGGAACTCTCGTCAAAATAGGCGGGAATTACCAGCTCAATTTCTTGGTTGTCGATCTCGCTCATCTCGGGTAGGCCTCACCTACGGGTGCCCTGCCTGGAGGTTCGGTCGGAGGGGTGGCGACTTGCGGGGTGGCGACACGATTTTCTGATCGCTCTACCCTACGCTCGTTCATCTCTTCAGCTCGCTCTTCTTTCGAATCCTGTCGGCCTTCCTGTCGCTCCTGTATGGAATCCTGTCGGCCCTGGTTGGCCAGTTTCCACTGCATGTTCATCCCCTCGCCGCCAAGAGCCAGTTGGACCCTGAGATTGTCGAGGTTGATATTCCGCTTCTCGGCGTACTCCATCATCTTGATCTGGAGGTCGGCTTGCTTCATAGCCGCTTCATGCTGTCGCTCTTTGTCGGCCTCAGTGGACTTGAAGGCCATCTCTGCCTCGGCTTGCTGCTGCTTAAGCATGGCTACCTGCATAAGGCTGTCGGCCCGTACCTGCGCAACCTGTAGCTGGATCTGGTCAGGACTCGGCGGTCCTTGTGGCTGCTGCTCACCCTCTGCCGGTTGATCCTTGATAATGTCCAGGTGGCTGGCTGAGTAGAACAGCTCGATAGCCTTGTCCCAGTCGGTCTTCCTGTTGATGTCAGGGTCTGCTTTCAGCTGGAAGATCTGGAGGATCTGCTGACGCATCTGGTCTTTCTCGTACAGGACCGAAGCGCCACGTGGATCAACGTCGAGGTCTTCCTTGATCGAATCGTCCTCATGGTACTGCATCTCGAAATCGTACCATCTCCGAAGGTGCGGAGTGGTTACCTGGTCATCCCATCGCTTCACTTTGGAGCGGAAGGTGACGTTCGAGGAGTCAACCACGATATTAGTGGCACCGAGAGTGTCGGGTGCCTCTTTGGCCTCACCCTGGAATATGGTTGGAGTGGCCGTCATCAAGTCGATGAATTTCAGGGCCAGCTCAAGCATGGCTTGAAGGGGGGCTTGATTGTTCTCTACCTGGACCTGGGTAATGGCTTTGCGGATATCGTCAAGGTCCGTCTCGCCGTCCCATCTCCACAACTTCTTGCCGCTGATTTCCCAGACGCCATCGTCAGGCTCAAGGCCCATGATCGCGATATTCGCGCCCGCAGAGTCACCGGCATTGTCGCACATCTGCCGCCATACGGCATTGATGATACGCTGTGCCCACATGATCTTGATCGGCTCGCCAGCTCCCCACGGGACATCAGAGATATTGGTCCAGGTGAAGAAGTCGTAGGGAAGATCGCCAGTGTCGAGCAGGTTCAGCGTGGCCTTTACTGGGCGGTCGTTGATAAATACTATCCTGGCTGATACGGGTCTACCGATGGGACATGTGCAGCCCAACAGCTCCATGTACTCGCGCCTGACCTCTCCGTTGTACTCCCAGAGGTCATAAACCTCACCCAGGTTTGCATTCTCCTCCTGGATCTTCATGTAGTTGCCGTGCTGGTCGTAGGTGACCATGATCCGTTTCGGCTCCTCTTCGAGCACTGCTTCAAGCTGTTTGGTGCTGTAGCCTGGTAAACCTATGAGGCGCTGAACATCCCTGGGGCGGATCGTGTCCTTCTCCCAGACGTAGCTGCCCTTGCTCGGCTCACCCTTGCAGTCCGCAGAAGGATACACATTCCATGGCGAAACGGATACCGATATCGGCTTATTGTCTTCCTTGTACTCCAGGTTCCTAACCCACACAGGAGGTCCACCTTCCACCGGGTTGGCGGACTGCTGACGCTTCCATACCTTCTTGAGCTTGCGGGAGATGCACGGTCCTTTGAGGATGCCGGTGCCAAGGTTGACGGCGTTCTCCATAACCTTACGCTCTTCGCTGTTGAAGCTGCACTCGGTCAGGGCGTCGTGGACAACCTTCTCCATACCCACCATAGCCTTCTCGGCCTTGGCCTTGATCGCCTTTGCGACCTGGTCCATATTAGCCTGTGCGCCGTTCGACATCATGACGGGGGCACCGCCTGACGTAGCCATGCGCAGATCCCCAACCATCTTCATGACCTCGGGGTTCGGCGTAATCTTGAATCCCCAGTTCCGATCCCTAACCGGAAGAAGGATATCTTCGAAGCGACCGAGTGAAACCTCGCATCGGCCCCTTACCAAATTCATAACGACTCTTGAGCGGCGGACCCCGGTGTTCGGGACGGGGGCGGTGCCTGCAGCATAGTCGATCATTGCCGGTGCCATTTCCAGATCCTGGGAGTAGTCGAGCATCTGCTCACTGATCCTCCACCAGCGCTCGATACCGGAGTTTGAGCGGTACTGGATGGCCTCTTCCCTGGTCTTCAGAATCGAATGGGCAATGGCCATGATGGCCTCTTGCTGGGCCTCGCTGGCCTCATCGTCCTCTATGTCAGGTTCCATGGGATTGTCTGACGGCCCGTGCTCCTGTTGCGGCTCGTACTGGCTACTGGAATCAACGGCCATCTCCTCATTGTTCATGAGGGTTCCGTCTGGCATCTCATGCAGACCGGATTGAGCAAGCAGCCCTTCGGCTTCGCGCTGCATCTCTCTTATAACTTTTTTCCGCTCGTTATCTTCCGGTGTCATATTGTTCTCGGCATGGATTATGCTATTGCAAGAATCGTACTAATTACGTTCATGTCAAAATTCTAATCACCAGATTGGTGAAGACAAGTATTATTCGTAAAAATGGCAAGAAAAATGCATGCTGCGGTTGAAGGGCAAAAAAGTAGGTGAAATTTTGCCCTGTATTTGAGGCAATCAGTATTTGTGGGAGTCGATATAGGCCTTCGCGCTGGACATGGTGTCGCAATCAGCGAACCCAAGACATTGCTCGGCAGCGTAGCGAAGGTAAGCTGCATCGAGTAGGTTCTTGACATAGGCCAGGCGAATTTGTTTACCGTTGACTTTTATGTGGACCTGCCACCTGTTGGTTTGCTTGTACCACGATACGCCCTTAATTCCTGACGTATTGTTTGACAGCATACCGCAATTTCGGGACTGGCATTGCCTCGACGCCTCACGCAAATTGTCTGGTGCATTATTCGTCCTCACCCTATCGCGGTGGTCGATCTCAAATTCCGAGTCATAGCCGTGGATAAAATACCAAGCCAACCTGTGGGCCTGGACCTTATCTCCGGCGTACTGGATGTAGATATAGCCGTCACTACTGCTGACACATCCAGCCGCGCTTCCTGCCAATGCCCTGGAGCTTGTGGTTACTCTCCACGTGAAAACCCCGGTAGTTTCGTTATAGATAAGTACTTCTTTAAATTTATCCAATATTTTCATATAGTTCCTAATAACCGACGCCGTCATCCAGCGGCTGACCGTAGCGAGTAAACCTGTTCGGCATGCGCATGCCACGGCGTTCCTCATTGGTCATCTTCTCGATGTTGAGACAGAGGTAGCGGAAGGAGTCGGCACCGTTGCTGAATTCGTCGTGGACCGGGCCTGTCTCGGCGAGGGTCTGTTTCGAGACGTGCCGCCTGTACCGCTTGAGGCATTCGATGAGCCGTGCGGCCTTCTTCACATCGACGTAGATCCTGGGCATGGTCATGCGAGCGACCTTAATGCCCTCCTCGATAGAACGCTCTACGATCTCCTCCCGGTCTGGCACGTCCCAGCCAAGTTTGCGAAGGATGTCTGCGGACGACTTGCCGTTGCTCTTCATATCGGCGGCGAAGCCATCATGTGGGAGCCAGAGCCTACCCCAGTTGTACTTGCGCTCTTTCAGCTCGATTGAGTACGAGTCCCACGTCCTACGGTTGTCCTCTATGTAATCGATAATCCTGATCTCGGAGGCGCGGCGCTGTGCCATGATAAGCGCTGTGGTGTCGTTCAGGCCGATGTCGGATATGACGTGTACCTTCAGGAAGGGGTCGTAAGGAACGTTGCATATGCGGCCTTGTCGCAGCATTTCGTCCATCTGCTTGTAGTAGATGGCTCCAGCCACGGCAGGCCTGCAGCGGCCTTCCCAGATGTTGTCGTAGTCGTCTGGGCGCTTGAGCTTGCACTCCAGGCGATCTGCATTCGATTTTGCGGTGAGGAAGGGATTATCCCGCCAGGTGACATGAACCACATAATACCGGTCAGGCGTAGCTTCGGTAACGAACCTCTTGTACGTCTCGTCGCTCTCCAGCTCGGGGTTGAAGGTGACCCAGATCTCGGACCCTTCCTTCCGGATGGTCGGGATTAGGACGTCCCATGACCGCTTACTGACGGCGTGAGCCTCCTCTACCCAGCAGATATCGAATCCCTCGTATGACTTCAGGGAGGTGATAGTGTGAGTGGCCAGTCCCTCGAATGCAAAGATCGTACCATTCTGGCCGACAATCCTGTCACGGAACGGGGTATAGAACCAGTCCAGGCCAAGTAGGCGGATCTGGTCTTTGAGTAGCTGGTATACCGATTCGTCAATGGAGTTCTGGACTTCACGAGTGCAGAGGATACGCTTCTCTTCGGCGTAGCCTATGACGACGAGAGCGCGGGCGAAGCTCCAGGACTTGGCGCTTGACCGTCCACCCTTGGCCACCTTGAAGTCTTTTGGCTGGAACAGGAAGAGGAATTTATCCGGTATGTCGAGGACAAGATCTCTTTGTGAATACGTCTTGATCATACCGGAAAATATATGGCATGCTTATTGCTAGGTCAATAAAAAAACCCACTTGAGCCGGTTCCAGGTAAGTTGGCTCAAGTGGGTTAAACGGCTACCAGGTTGTGAGCCTGGTATTCGCCGGATCTCTGGTGTTGCCATCAACACCTATGGGGCATTCACATTTGTTCTGTCGACGGACGCTTCTCCGGAATCTGGCTGGGGAAGGAGGGCGGCTTTGACCGAGTTGTAGCTTTGGCTGGTGGGAACGATAATCGGATTCAGTCTTTCGAGTTTCATGGTACTCCTCTCAATAGATAGGTGTGATCATTGGGCCTTGATTGGCGGTGATTTGCTGGGTTGGTGACCAGTGACTGCTGCGGTCACATCCAGCGCTGAAGTTCTCAATGGACATGCGGTTGCGTCTCATGATACCGGTGTTGTCCCAGAATACGAAGCAGACGCCGACGTCCATGAATTCGGGGTCAACGTAGATTCTCTCTACCATGACCTTGCGGCCCATGAGTATCTCGAAAGACCCATGGGGTGTTTTCTCACGGAAGAATTCGCACTTGATGCGCAGGCCTTCCATCCTGGCGCGGAACTGGCTGTGCTGGGCCTTTTCCAGGTCGAGAAGCTCCTTGCTGTCCTTCTCGGCCTCGGCCTGCTTGTCGAGAGCGGCCTTGCGGTTTGCCTCCAGTCTCGCGAAGAGGCCACGAAAGATATTGCCGTCCATCATTCCTCCTTGGCCTGCAGCAGGTCAGTCGTCTTCGTGGCCTTGCGCAGTGAATACCAGGCGGTGCCGAATCCGCATTTGCTGCAGATAAGCCTGACGTGTGCAGTGCGCTTGGCTGCAGTGGGCGCAGCGAATAGCTCAAACTCATGGCCTTTGAATCCACAGATCTTCTGTTTCAGTGTCAACGTTCTACCTCCTTGACGTTTTCAGCCGGGACGTCTACCAGCTCGTCACCGTTCTGATACTTCTTCTCTACGATGTACCAGCCATCACCGTGGTCGTACACCGTGCCTATGTCCAGCTCGTCAAACTCATCAATGTAGCGGCAGCGCTTGCCTGTCGTACTGTTGGTCGTAAACTGCCGCTCTCGTAAGTCGTTGCATACTTTCATACTACCGTGAAGCTCCTCTGCTTGTGGTGTTTCTTGTCGGCTATTCGATCCTGGGAATCCGGTACTCGATCCGGTCCATGGAGATAGCTACATTAATTGCCGCAATGTTACGCCTGACCCACATTGCGATCTCTAACCTGGTCCAGTTCATGGCTCTGGAATCCTCGCTATCCGGCATGAGCATCATGAGGTCAACATTGATCTCGTGATTCAGCGCGTCGTTCTCGGAGACAAACTCCTGGCCATCCTCTGTAACAAATTTGATAATCTCTTTCATCGGTCCTCCAAAAGGAAAAGGTACTGTACAATTCATCATTAGATTGTACAGTACCATGACCATTGATCGGTTGCACAGAAAAAACGCAGAGGCGATTTACCCCCGACGAGAGGGATGTCGCAGTCGAATCGAGCCGGTTATATATTGACGGGTACTTGGTTATTCCCCTGTGCTCCTCGCCGCCTTCCATGGTCGTGACCATCTATGCATGTCGCTCATTCCGGATCTTCGTCGTGAAGCCACCAGCCGTCCCTCTTGGCGTCATTGCAGACACGGAAGATGATGAGGCCTATGATTATCCACAGCGATGTGAACAGAAGGATTTTGCCGATCATCTGCCCTCTAATAGTCTCTTCTGGCCAGGGATTGAAAGCACGTTATGCACGAACACCCTCATCTTGGCACCGATGATCTTTCTCGGCTGGACCTGAACCAGCGAGTAGTTCATGCCTGACCAATACTTTACCAGCTTGCGTTCCCAGTTATCTTTATTCATTCATCTCCTTGAGAGCCTTCATGACCGTGGACTCTGTTGCCAATGCGGTGAAGTAGGTTCCGGTCTTGATAGGGCCGAAGCTTCTGTAAAGGCCGGTGCCGAATGTCATGGCGTCGATCATCGCGTCATCCGGGTTATCCCTGACCATGGCAATGCCACTCCAGTCTTCAACGCCTGGGTCGATGCCGATAAACACTTGGCAGTCCTCGGGCCACATGACCGGGTCGTCCGGGAAGTTGATAAGGCTGGCTGCTACGTCCTCGCTCGAAAGTAGCATACCCTCGAAGCGCTCCCTGACACGTTCATTGGCTCGGTACTCACGACATTGCGGGCATTGGCAAAGCATGTCGTCATTAAAGTCCTTGATTGTCTCGGGAGTAGGTGTCAGGCCTTCGGATACCAGGATGTCAGCGCCAGGCAGCTCACGGCGGCGGAAGCGGATGGTGTCGCCTTTCACTTCGGGCATAGCCTTGGGGAGCATGATGGGTGGCTCGATTTGATCCAGCATCTTCTTGAAGGCGGCTACGCAAGCCCCCTCGTGATCAGTGGGCACGTCCACTCCGATGTCTTTCATGAAGACCTTGAGCAGACCTTCGATCCTGGACAGCTTCTTGCTCATGTCAACACGAAGCATGGTGATGCCCTGCTCCAGACGCCTGACCTTTCTTTTCAGTTTCATTCTCGCTCCATTGGCTGGTTTGTTGAACTTTTGATAGTTGTCGGATAACAGTTACTTGGTTCGGCACCTATCGGGGAAGTACCTAACATACATCTCAACTTCGGCCATAGCCTCTCTTTCGAGCCTGTCAGCCTCCTTCTTGCGCCATCGATCAATCCTGGACTCAGCTTTAGCTGGCTTAGGCCTACGGCGACACGTCGGAACCTCACCAACTATCTTAATGGTATTGAGGGTTTCGCCGAAGAAGTCTATCCAGAACTGTTCCCGCTCCTCGTGCCGATCAGTTTCCTCGATAACATACCACTCGAATTCGGACTGCGCACAGGAATTCCATAACGACTGCAGGGCCTCGCAATGATGCCTTTCACTGCGAAGCCTGTTGACGTGGTCCTTGGTGCGCCTGGCGAAGTTTACCGTGCTGCCGATATACCTTGAACCAGTAGGCGTATGATGAATAGCGTAAACGAATCCCATTATTCCGATAGGGCCTCACCTAACACAGCCACCAGGAATTCTCTCAGCTCCTCTTTGGTGAACGCGTATACCTCTCCGTGGTACAGGATATCGTCTCTCCAGTCCACGGCGCGAGGGCCGTACGAATACTCTTCCTCTCTGCAGTATTTGCAATTCACTCTATCATGGTCCGGGATAATGCGCTCAAAAAATCCGCCGTCCTTCAGGCGATTAACTAAGGCGTCGGCTATGCCGTGGGAAAGCATGGCGCGGATCTCCTTGTCGATGTCGGGCATGTGGCGAACGTAGCTCTTGACGCTGATCCTGGCGTTCACCCGGTACTTGTCTGGCCACATCTTGTGAATTACCCTGTTGATGTCTATGGGATCTCTCATATTATCGGCATTCCGCTGTCATCGGTTTCGATGCCCAACCACGCCATGATGTGCTGGCCGTAGATCGACTGGGCATGGATTGGCCTGCAGATGTTGTCGTGGTCGAAATAGAAGCCGACAAACTCGAACCGTGCAGACTCGGGGGAGAAGAAGAATTGCATACCGTCGTGTATGCGGTGTATGACGTTCTTACCGTGCGGCATGGCTCACCTGTATGCTTGACAGAGTTGGGCGTCGAGCACCTTGAGCAGCTCGGCGTCATATGCGCACTTGACCCTGGCCTCGATCATCGTGAAGAGCGCTTCAAGGTGTCCAGGGTTGATAACGATCACCCTGGGGTGCGGATAAGCCAAAATGCGTCTCTCTATATCCGTCACCTTGACCGGCTCGTGGAAGGCCTCCAGGCCCTCTTCGTAGCCCTCCCTGAAAAGCTCCATGACTTTGTCTTCTACCAGCTCACGCATTGTTTTCATAGCTACCACCTGTTGTCGCCGCTTTTCCAGCCGCTCATTATCTCGTAACGGACCTTGCGCCACGCACCTTGTTTCATCCTGGTCATCACCACGGCCATGACGTAGCGGGTCGTCTGATTGTAGTTGTTATAACCAGCACATTCGGCCCATTGGTACAGCATCATTGCGAGTGTCATTCCGGATTTTCTCGAGCCAGGATTATAGGTGCAGCGAGCCTCCGCTCTTCCTCTTCACGTCACTGGCGTAGTCGGGCCACATCAGCTCCACCATGAAGATGCACTGGTCGAAGGTCAGCCTGCCGGTAAGGGTATTCACTAGCTTGTTGGTTGCCCGGTTGTGTGGCATAATCGAGGCGTCACTCCATTGTAGGAGCATCATTACCATCATCATGACCGGACCTCAAGCTGGACCTTGAGCAGGTTGCGCCAGAAACCAACAGCGGCAGGACCAAGTTCGACAAAGTCGATATCGAAATGGCCGTAGAGGCACTTCAGGCTCTTGGCCAGCTTGGGGAATGTCGGCGACACAAGCCCGTCGCACAGGAACAGGTCTTGCTCTTTACTGTGGCATATCCTGCAGATCTTAGCCTCTCCTTCCATTATTTGGTCCTCTCAATGGTAATGGCATATTTGCCGATGATGATGAAATACATGAGGGTCTGGTTGTGCTCAGCGTCAACCTGCCGCTCAATGCCGAAGAGCTTGATGAATACTTTTCCGTCAAAGCTGGTGGAGGCCCACTTGCCGGTCTTCGCCACCTTCTTCTCGACCTTATACTTCCCCAGTTGCATCTGGCTCCTCCAGTAGGGCTATGCAGAAAACTTCCTTGATTCCAGACAGCGGCCAGCGCTCTTGATACCCCTCGTCTAAGAGTATGGTGACGAGGCCTTTCTCGCTTATATTAAGCGGGTACATGACAACGCCGGTCGCTCCCTGGTATTCAACGTACATGCCGGGGAGGATTTCACCACGCCTCATTCGTCATCCTCCTCGTCTCGCCTCGGGGCCGGGACGCACCTGATCGTGATACTCTCGTGGCGCTTATTGCCCTCGCCTTCACCTACCTTTATACCATAGATCTCACGTTCGAGCAACACTAAATTGCGAAGCGAGTCAACCAATTTCTTGATCGAATCAACCTGGCCGGGGAAGGATATGACCTTGGCGTAGATGTCGTTCAGCTTGTCGAAGCTCTCAGACGGATCTCGAAGGTATTCGCCAAGGGTCTGCAGCTCGGCTTCCATGTCATCCATGGCGGATACCTTGTCCCACATCTTCTGGACTATGTTCCTGGCCTTGACTACATCGGATCTCTCGGCTGATATCCGGTCAGCTATGTTCAGTACCGTGGCGTCCTCAACAGCTCTGTTCCGCTGCTTACGGTCCATCTCATTCAATCGCTCTTCTTTGATGGTTACCATGGCCTCTCTCTCGGTTACCATGGCCTCTGCGCGAGCGATGATTCTTGCCTTAACGTCGCGAGGTATTTGAGCTTTATTGAAGTGCTTGATCAGTGACGCCTTGGTTACCTTGGTGCCCGTTCGCGCCTCATACTCTGAACATAGTTCCTGTATCGACTTGATCCCGGCTATCCAGTCTGGTTCAATGCTTTTGTAGTCTACCTTTCTCGGAGCTGCCATTGCTGTACCTCTCTCATGCCTTTCGATGTTATCACCAGGAAGGGACAAGTCCCACCGTTATGTGATTTGTATGGTGAAGGGCAGTGCATGACGTTCGTGTATCCGCCGCCTACTAGCCTGTTCACCACTCCTGGATTTAATTCTAAGCATGGTATAGGTGATCTGGCAATGTCGGCCAGGATTGATTGAGCCACCTTCGACAGCTTCCTGTACTTAGTACCATTCAACGGTTTCATGTTCCCTCAAGCACATGGAAGTTATTCCTCGCCTGATAACCCCTATCGGACAACTTCCTCAGATACGCCTGCAGTTCATGGATAACCTCGGTAAGGTCTGGGCTTCCATCGGCTACCGCTTTCAGGTACGTCTTCTCGGCCTCCTGGCCAATGGCTGCGATGACTTCGTCCCGGATGGTTTCATATACAGCCTTGGGAATGTCGTAGGCCCAGAGCTTGCCGCCGATTGGCACTGGTGGAAAAATTCTCTTCATCTTCATTGCAGGTTTCTCCTCACGGCCAAAGATCCTGTCCCAGCCGTCCCGGTATTTGTCGCTCGGGATATGGCAAGAGCTTTTTCCTTTCATGGCTCAATCCAGTCGGGTGTTGGGTTTTCGTCAAAGCGGACAGCTTTTATCGTCTTGTCGCCATGGAGCATGGCCTTCATTACCCGGTGTCTGCCGTCCAGGATCTCTCCATCCTCGTCCAGGATAATGGGGCACGACATGTCGGCATCCAGCACAGCCTGCATATGGGACACGAACATCCGCAGGGACATGTTCTTGTAGGTGTAATAGACGTTTAGGTGGTCGAGCGGGATCTCCATTACCGGGAGACTCTTCGACAGCTCGATCAGCCTTGCCACGGAAAACTTGTGCCCGCCAGTGGAACATGTTTGTTCGCCTGGACCCGGCCATTTCTCGATCTTCATTCAGAACCTCAGATAGTGATCCCATACAACCGGGGTAAGGTTGCCGGGGAGATAAAGTGGATGTGCGGGGAAGCCTTTCTTGGTCAGTCGAAGTACGTGTAGGTTGTCCAGCAGGAGGAGTATATTGTCCTGGCGGATTCTCTCAATATTATTTCCCCAGCAGGCTACTACCATTTTGGCTTCACTGCAGATGCCCCTGAGAACTATGTCATTTACCTGGCCAACCGGGTCAGTCAGCGTCTTGAGATGCCTGGGGTCGGTAACCCTGAATGCATAGGCGTTGACCATCACGAGGCGTTTATACCCCCAACTCTTGGCAAAAGCCACGCATCGCCTAATCGTTGGGTCGTCGTCCTTGGCGTCAGCGGTGGACGGATTGAGGCCGATAAAAACGCATGTTCCCTGGCCGGTGTCCCACTCTCTTTCCAGGGTGTATCGATACTGGCCATCCAGTGATATATGGGCGTTATTGCTGATGTAATTCATGGTTTATCGCACAGATTCTTCTTCTCGTATTCGGTCGGTCCAGGGATCTTGAACAAGTTTTTATTGCGCGGCTTCTTGGAGAGGGCTTTGTACGCTGCATTGCCTTCCATATTCGGGGTGATTCTGCCCTTCCTGTGCGGTCTATTCGGTGCCATGGTCTTTCATCTCCTGGATAGCAGCTTCTATCCTTCTGATTGAATTATATCTCCGCTGGCGTTCGCAGTATTCACATGAGCCATGATTTAGACATCCACGACTTGGACGCCTATTTCTTGACTCTCGGTCCTGCCATATTTTCATTCGCCGTGGCTCGCGCACCATTTCCCTGCGCGGTGTCCTCGTGAGATATTTTCTGTAAGTCCTGGCCATATCTTATATTCTATATACTTATGGCCTAATGTCAATTAAATTTCCCTTTACAGATGTCGAAAAATGCCCGGAGAAACATGCCGTTAGCGTCCTCGTGGTTGAGCGGAACTATCTGAGGTATGTACTCTGCCTCACCAATAATTGCAGTCACAAGACTATTTCTCCCGTCGAACAAGTCGCGCATCTCGGCAATACCAACTTCCCGGTCGATCTTTTTAACCACTGGACTTATCACCTCGGGGTAATCTGTCGGCATATTGACATCGAAGTAATTATACACCGCCACCAGGATATTGTCTTCGATTGCTGAGAATTCCGGAAAAAGCTTCTTGAGCGGTGACGGCATGTCATTCATGAATGCCTCGGACGCGTCGTGAAGCAGGGCCATCTTGGCCAGTGCCGGATGGATCTTCGCTGCCAGTTTGGCGACGATCACCGAATGCTGAGCGACAGAGTAAAAGCTTGAGGTGTTACCGGCGAACCGGCAGATCTTGGAAAGGGAATGGGAAATATCGTAGATGTCGTACTCATAGCTGTGCGGCTTGTGGTAGTCGAATACTCTTCCTCGAACCGTGACTATTGTTGCATTGCTCACTTTGACCCTCCAGATTAAGTTTAACATCAACCATACTTAAGGCCATGTTACCACTATAATCCAGAGGTGTCAATCATTTTTTCACTCGGCCTTCTTTTCTTCGGGCTTCTTGGCTTCCGGGTCTTCAGCCTTACGGCTTCTCCACTCGGTCCTGCCTGGGTGTTCAGTGACCAGCAGGCAGTCTATACACTCAAACAGGCTGACTTTACCGTCACGACGAAGAACCTGAACTCTATTGTGATTACACATGCTTAACTCCTATGAAGTGAATCCTCGACCATCGGTGCGGTTCTGGCTGAGCATCCTTGAGAAGTCCGGGGTGACAATCTTGCCCTGCCAGACCATGTCCGATATCTCCACCCGGCATCCGCACTTTCCGCAGTGGATGTCCTCGCCAGGCTCAACGGCAAGACCGCTGGGGCCGACATAGTTATCGGATGGCCACTTCGGGTTGTAGTCAGGCTCCTGCCGCCAGAAACCGCAGAGTCCTCCGCATACACCCTTGTGACCAATCCGAATAGCCATGGTTACCCCCGCCTTGTCTCGATCAGAATTTTCACAGCGTTGATTATCGGCTCGCTGATGTCCGGGGTTACCATACAGGCCATAGCCTTCGTGGTGTCGAGCATCACCTCAAGGCTTTCGACGGTGTCTTCGATAGCGGCAACCGACAGCAAGGCCTTGCGGAGGGCCTTTTCGCGCCAATCGGGGTCGAGATCTGGGCATTCGGCATTGCCCTCTTCGAATGCCGGGGCCGGGGAGTAGGACGAGTACCCGTCTTTATAGACGACGAAGTAGCCGCCCGCTGCCGGGAGGTGTTTATGCCACCAGTCGGGGGTCACGTTGAACGGTGCGAATTTTTCGTTGTCCGGGGTGATCAGTACGTCGGTCATGGCCCTGTGGCCCTCGTTATCAATGTCCTGGTAGCTGCAGCTTACCTGGCCGATCTTGAGAGCGGCAACGATCTTATGGGAACGGTATTTCGGAAGGTCTTGAAACTCGGGATACATGTTGCTTATCTCCTTGCGCCCTCATCCAGGGCATTTGCGAGGAAGTCATTCCTCTTTTTTTGACACTCATCACACTTCGGAGCGATATTGCCAGCCAGGATGGAAGTGAGCAACTCCTCCACCTTCTTCTCGGATCTCCTCAGGGCCTCCATCAATTCTGCCCTGCTCATGATCGCCTCTTCAGCCATAGTACCTCGCGAACAATATGATTGCTTGATCGAGGACGACATAACATATAGCCCCCCATGCTATGCCGCCCCATATGATTTCCGATATATCGGAAGCTACCTTCTTAACACTCATTGCCAAACTCGTCGGAAACCCTGTTGTATTCCGACAGCCGTCTTCGGTCGTTAAGCATGACCTTCAGACTCCTGGCCTCCTGGACCGCCTGCCTGGCCCTCGCCTGCCAGTCGCCATCTTTCCCTGGACATATGCAGTCGTGGATCTGATCTACGGCATCAAGGAGGAAATGCTCATTAATTTTGAGCTGCTTGACCTGACGCTCCAGGTCCGCAATCTTCTGCCGGTCCTCGTTCATCCGTTGAATGGTTTCGATGCCGTGCATGTTACAGGGCCTCTCCGACCGGTGCCTCTTCTACAGGAGGAGGATTGACGTCGTGCCTGTCGGTGGTGCCGTTGCCGCTGCTTTGCCCATCCTGGTTCCAGGTGTGCTGCTCGTGGAATGGCTTCGAGTCGGTACTCAGATCCTGGATGAGAGATCCGCCGCCTTTGACCTCTGCGGTATTGCCGACGTTAACAACGTTCTGGTTGCCTTTCAGCACCAGGCTACCGGTAGCGCCGCCACCGCCTTCCTGGCCGCGCCTGTCAGTGTAACGGAGTAGCGTGTCGAGCGGTTGATTGAGCGCCCGAATCCAGTCAAGCAGGGTGTCTGGTCGCATGAACTGCTGTCTGCCCATGCCACCGGCAAAGGCCATGCCGATTGCCGTGACACAGGACTCTGTCTTGCAGGCCTGGACGGCAGAGGCGAACCCTTTGAACATATTTTCGTTCGAGGTGGCTATATGCTTGTTGGTTTCGCCGATATTACCGGTCAATCCCTGGATGCAGCCGGTGAGCGACATGGCCATGAGGCCGAGCGCGATGCCGAGAATAATACTGGTGATCTTTGTCATGTTTCATCCTTTTTCGTATTTTTTGATGAGTCGGCCAGCTCGATTCTTGGCCTGTTTACGATACCACAAGCTATCCTTCATCCCGGCTACAACTCCGGGAATGTCGCCAGCCTCTGCGGCCTTGAGGGTGTCCTTGAATTCAGAAAGCCCTTCAACCCCCATCTGGTACGCCATCTCATAGAACACCTCGCGGCGGGCCGGGGTCAGGTTCTCCATCCATGGCCAGGCGGTGAGCACGTCGTTCACCCGGTCTTCGATGATCATCTCGCAGATCCTCGACGCCAGATCCTCGCTTATGCCTATCTCAAGGTTGAAGCCGTAGCCTATGGTCCAGATCCCCATGGAATCCTTGTACATATGGCGCTCATAATTCTCTTCACGCTTGACCGATCTGGCCGCTCCCCTGATGACGTCGATTGTGTCCCTCTTTATCGATCCCATGCCTTCCTCCAGTAGTATTTCAGCCAGTAGCAGGCGCAGGCTACCTTGCAGCACAGGAACGCGGTCAGCCGGTATCTGTGCTCATGATGCCAGACGCAGGACCAGCAGGTTTTAAGTTTTCGTTTTGCCATTTATTCCTCGCAAGTGGCCGTGACTTTTTTAAGGCCACGGCCTGAGACAGGTAGCGAATCCTGCTGCAACGACGCCTTGGTACGGCGGTGGTGCTGTGTTTATAAGACAACCTTAATACATACTTGCGGACCATGCACAAAAAAAATCGCATTCACGAAAAAAAGCTATTGACACCGTCCGGACCAAGGTGTACATTGGAGACATAGAATGACCCAGGGCGAGACTGGACGACGAAAGGCGAGGCTAATCAAGACCCGAAGATTTTAATAATAAGTATACTTAACTAAGGAGAATTACTATGGATTACATTGACAAGATTATTGCTTATGAGAATGGCGAGATGACAGACGAAGAAATCGTTGAGTTCTTCCAAGAGCTTATAGACGAGGGAACGGTTTGGCACCTCCAAGGGTCGTATGGCCGACTGGCTTCCGACCTTATCGACATGGGCCTGTGCAACGCAAGAGGATAGGCCATGAAGATAACAATAGAATTTGATGTCTACTGGATAGTAAAGTGTGACGAGTTGAAAATCACAGTGAGCTGTGACTCGATACAGGAGGCGGCTGAATTCGCCGTCCAACTGGCTGAGCAGATTGCGAGGAGGTAGGCCATGAGATATTACGTTGCGGAACGTACCAGTTACAAGAGCTGGTCTGTCCTCCTTCGGGATGACCAGACTGGCAAGATCGTCAAGACGGTAAAGGAAGGCTTCAGGGTCAGGATGGACGCGGTTCGCTGGGGCAGAGATAACGGGATACAATTCACTTCCCATAGCAACATGGTAGAGGAGACTGAAGGTCATGACGCAATCTCATTCGCATAGACTGCCGACAGCTTTCGAAACTGCCGAGCTGATGAAGCTTGTTGACGAAAACCCTGGAAAGTGTGTCTGGGGGGCGATCAATCCCGATGACGGGGTACTGACTATCCATGTTGATGAGGACGAAAGTCTCATGAGGCTGGCGGTCATAATCGGCTTCTGTGTCTTTCACATGATGGAGGCCTTATGAAATTCCGACCAAGCGCCACGGAAAAGATCCTGTGGCACCAAGATCTGGTGGCGCACCTTGAGCAAGAGATCCGGGAACACCGGATTAAGCTTGCTCAGTGCGTCGATATGGAAGAGTTCGATTTCTGGGCGAACAGACTCGACTGGTATCAGGTTGAGCTAGCCACGGAAAACGACAATTACGAGGAATGGTCCTTCAACTATTAACGGAGGTTGTCATGGGGAATAGCTTACAGGAGTTTAAGGCACGGCATAACAACAGTGAAGGTGGATTCAACGACGTATGCTTCATCTTCGCCGTCAATACCTCTGGGAATGCCAGCCAGGAAATGGAGTATGTGAAGGCTCGTCTCGGTCGCTGCGCCAATATCAAGCAGGTCGAAGGTAGCTGGGATGGTAAGAGGGAAATTAGTTACGCGGTTTTCCCGAAGGCCGACGAGTGGCTGTACTACAAAGCCACCAGCGATGCTGTTTTTCAGCTCGCCAAACTGCATGACCAGGAAAGTGTCCTGATCCTCGAACCTCGTTCAGAGTTTGGGCGTTCTGCCAGCCTGCACTGGATGAGGACTCACACGGTTCAGCCGCTTACCGGGCATTTCGTAGCTGTGCCCCCTGCAGAGGCCATGAGAGAGCAGGGATGGACCAGAGACGGGAATAACTTCTATATTATAAAGTAGATCTCGAAAAATAACGGGGTCGGTTGGTAATTCCAGCCGACCCCGTTATTTTTTTGCCCTTTTAACAGAGGTGTCTTGGCACCTTGTCAACTGGCTTACGGATCAGTGAGCCGTCAATCGTTGCGCACCAGGCGTGACGTCCTCCAGCCGTCAGAGCGACGACCTGAGTTATTTCCGGATGCGGCTTCGCTGGCTTCTTGACCCACCACAATTTTCTCGGCCTCCGATAGTCCGTGAGATAATCCAGGCTGATTTGGTTTCTGCTCCTCGGACGATATTCTCTTTTCCGACTCATAGCGTAACGCCTCCATTTTTGTGTTCCAGTTTTTGATAACCTCTTTCTTGGTCGAACCAAGAGCAGCAGGACGAGAGCTGCACCAGCTATCAGAGCATATTGCCGTCCACCAGTCTGGCCCCATATGGTATATGTCGGGCCGTTGTTTGCATTCAGGGCATACGTCGCAGAACTGGATTGAGTTTCCAAGGAAATCAGTCATCTCCACCATCGTCACCCTCCCAGGTGTGAGTACTCATGTATTCCGGGCTTGCCTTGCCGAGCAGATCAATGAATTGATCCCTGGTAAGGAGCGTGTACTTGGTATTCTTGCCAAACCACTTGCCGTCGATCCTGACCCTATACATTGAGCGCCAGAAGTCTCTACGGTCGTCGTTTTTAAGGGGAGGCTTTGGCCAGAACAGAACGCTCGATGGCGTCCAGTTCATTGCCCAGTGCCACGCCAGGAAGGCCTCGATCTTCATACTGAAGGCCTCGGTCCTGCCAACGAAATCATCCCGATTGACCCTCTTGAGATATACCTCGTCTGGTTTTCTTTGCTCGGACATGATTACCCGAAATCAAGAGGTTGAACTTCGCAGTCGTCGCCCGATTCCATCTGGTGAGCATGCCACCCTATCAAGCAATAACCGCACTTACGCCAGTACTCGCCGCAGGTTTTCTTTGACTCCTCCCTCGGGTCTGGCGGATCTCCTTCGGTGTCTATCCACCACTCCTTAAACTCTTCAGTGAGCAAGTCATGGGCGTTCTTCACGAACCATTGATTCTGCCCCCAGTCTATTTCTACCGCCATAATCCCCTCCATATCCTAATGAAGTTGTAGAGGTCGATGAAGTACTGGCCACTCGCGATATACCGAATGGCCAGTATCGCTATCCTTATCCTGTATCCTACCTCTTTAATCGCGATATGTCAAGAATAATACCTCTTCTTCTTCGACTCGCTGATCTCAAAGGCAAGCTCAAACTGCATCACCTTACTCTTCGGTATGACGGTCTTGGCCCCAAACTTAATAAGGCTTTCCGGGGTTGCTGGCCTGATCGATATGCCTTGCAGATTTTCAAGGCGTTTGATCTCTCCGGGGGTAGATCCTGACTCTTCCATAATCCCGATGATCTTGCCGTCAGCCTCGATCTCCCACCATGACTTTTCCTTGGTATTCTTAACTGTGCTCATCTTCATCCTCCTGGCCAGGAATAATAAGGCACCCCGATAGCACTGGCGTAAGCTTTCCGCTTGTATCCTGCATTTGGATTGTCAGGGTTATATCTACCGGGGGAGAATTCTTTACCACTTGCGACCTATCGCGCTTCTGTACCGTGTCGGCTATCATGGCGCAGACGATAAGTGAGACGAAACATATCAGAGCCATGATCGAAGGATGCATTCTCACGCTCGGCCTCCTGGGATGATGATTCTTTCGTTGCGGACCGGGCGCATGCCGTACTTGAAGTTCAGCCAGTCCTGCATGAGACATTCGTACATGGCCTGCTTGTTACAGGTGCCGTCGTCAATTGCCGCCTTTGGGATTGCCATCCCCTGGATCTCCGCTACAGGGACAACCTCCCGCCCCCTGCTCGTCTCGACAATTTCCCCCACAGCAAGGAGAACTGTCTCCACCCCCTCGACAAGGGCAACCTGCTCCAGAATCGCCACATTGTCCGTCCTTTCGCCCTTTTTGCCCTGAATTATCTGACTCATTGCCTGATTCTCCCTTGCATCTGCACATTTTCCATCTCCTCGTGAATATCTAAAAGCCTTTCGTAGACCTCTTCGATAAACACGGCACCGCCCTGGATCTCGTTCAGGTAGATAACCATCCCTTGATGTTTTACGTTTCTCAGGTTGAAGGTCCAGGTGGTCCTGCCGTGTTCCGAAGCGGCGAAAACATCAATTTTTCTGATTATCCAGTGCGCACCGAATTCCTCCGTCAGTTGTTTTTTTGTAAGTTTCATGGCACAGCCTTTGAATTAATAACTCCCTTCGTCTGGGTGATTTCTTTCCGCGCACATCCGACGAGCCACCTCGAAGACATTGCGCTCACTCTCTCGCTTCTTGAGCACTTCGTAGAGATATCCCATAACGTTGAACATCAGAGCGCAGAGTGATTCCTCGATATCTATAAGCACCCCGTTTCGACTCGTGTATCCACGGTGGAACATCCACACGTCCATAAAATGGCGATACATCGATTTCATGTACTGCTTCTTCGGGATTCCCTTCTGCCAGTTATCTGAGTCCCTGAACTGGCCATTGGCCTGCTTGCGGTGAAAGTGCATGTAGGCCGCGAACCTCTCCAGTACGGTCGGTGCCAAGAAACCTTCATAGTCGAATTTTCCGTCATCGTCATCACGTGTCGCTCCTGTCTCGAACTCTCTCATGGGGCCTCCGTTGTTGTGGTTGAAAACTTATGTCCTTATGTATTTATATAACATGATAACGGGGAAAATACAACATTTATTTTTATGTTGACATAGAAGTTATATCGGTATATAATGGTGACATGAATGGGGAATCACCCCGAAAACAAACAACATTCTACTGGAGGTTTTAATGGGCGACATCATCCTCTTACCGGCACCTACAAAGAAGGTCAAGCGTGAACATATCGTCGGGACGGCAATGGCCAACATGACCCTGTGCTGCAGGCGTCTCGATCAGTGGCTTTGGGTCCACGGAGTAATGGGGATCAAACCACCGGCATGGATTGATAACGACAGGCGTGAACGTGATGTGCAATTCAGACAGACTATCCGACACGAGAAGCTTGACGAATTCTTCCTGGTGCCGGTTGACTCGATGCCGTGGTGGATCACCGATGGCGGCTATGGAGTCGCGCCGAAAGAAATCATGATCGACCACTCCTGGGAAAACTGGGGGAATGAGATAGTTCAGTAGTTGCTGCAGGTTTCAGATTACTAAAGGGCCGTCAGGTTTGATCTTGACGGCCCTTTTCTTTTACCTTGCGTTCAGGACGTCCAGCCAGTCCGTGTCAACCGCCTCGGGAACCCTGACAAATACCTCAATCTCCCTCTTGGCGCGAGCTGCCTCAATTATAAGGCGATGAGCCAGGGCGTATGCGGCCTTTTGTCCGTGGTAATTCTTGTCGTTATCGGCAAATATGTGCATGACCTTTACCGTCTCGGGAGGCTCGAACGACTCCAGGAGCTGAGCTGTAAGAGCTGCCCACACCGGAACGTCGAAGAGCTGATAGGCTGCTATGGATGTCTCTATCCCCTCGGCTATCCCAAGGACTTCTGTTGCCTCGAAGATCCGCACGGCACCGCCAGAGAGTTTTCCGAGAGACGGCATGATCCGCTTGGGGTCAGGGATGTCGCCAAGCTTCTCGCCGTCGCTGTTGAGGTAGGTACGATGAATGGTGAGGGCCTGGCCCTGGTGAGAGTGAAACACTGCCAGTAGCGCATCACGGAATGCCCTTTTCTCGGCTTCCCAGCACCTCTTGGTTGATCGCAGGGTCGGAGGGAATACACTAAGCCCCCTGTTCTGCAGATACCAACTGGCGATGTCTCCGTGACGTAATGGGGCCGAATTCTTAAACAGGTTCCTAAGCGCTTCCGGGGAGGCTTTGCTTTCGCTGCCACCCTTCCGGACCTCACACACCCCTATCACGTTCGACACCTCCTTGACCGCACCGGCAAAGTCCACTCCGAGCTTTTGCATGAGGAGTCGCCAGCCGTCTCCAGCGCCGCAGTAGTTGCAGATCCACGAACCTGTTCCGTCAATATTGTCGTACCTGAAGGGCTTCTTGTGGCCTGGTGATCCACATAAGGGGCATTCTGTATGCCTGCCGTCGCCGACATTGATGCCGAATTTTTCGAAGATCGACGTCCATCTACCGATTACTTCTTCTTTGATGTCACGCATGTTTGCCTTTTGATTTCGCATGTTTGATATTGCAATACGTGATCCAGTTCAAGAACTTCTGATCTGGCTGTATTGGCATTGTGTCCTTGATCTGGTTTGGCCAGACCCCGAATTTATCACGATATTTATGGGAGGCCCAACCCTCGCTATATCCCTTTTCAATGCGGTAGAATTCGCACATGCCGTAAAATTGCCTCTTGTCGGCCATGGTAAATTCTTTCTTTCCGACTTCTTTCAACTCGCCGTCCTGGACCTCGCGAATCTTGCCATACCTTTTCATGGGAGATCCGCAGTCTGGACACACGGTCAGGCCGTCCATAACAGCACCACAGGAGGAGCAGATCATAGGCTTATGTTCCTCTACTTCGTGCTTCTGTTCCTGCCATGCCTTCTTGGTGCCGTCCAGGGTCCACTCGTAATCAGTCTCCAGAAAGCCGTGCTCGTTTATGCAGCCGCCGTGGTCGAGGATAATACAGTCGCGCTTGCCAGTTTCCATACTGGTCCTGGAACCACGACCACCCATCTGGATGTACCTGCCTAACGACTTAGTGCCCCTGGCAAGGATGATACACGAGGCCGGTGGTAGATCAGTTCCCTCGCAGAGAATCCCGTGGTTGATCAGAACCTGCAGCCGCCCATTATTAAACCTGTCGAGCGAGTCCGCCCGGTAGTCCTTGGGGGTCTTATGGTCAAGGTGCCTGGCGTCTATGCCACGTGAGAGGAATTGCTGTTCGAGCGCGATAGAGTGGGCGATGGTGGTTGCGAAGACTATCGTCGGGCGGTCTGGGCAGATCTGTGACCAGTTGTCGTAGATGTCGCCGATCAGTTTCTTCTGGTTGAGCTTCTGTCCCAAGTAGCCGATGGCGTAGTCACCATTCACGAGAGGAGGGGCATCAGAGTAATCAGGGATAGATGGCGCGAAATACCGAAATGGTACTAAGTACCCAAGCTTGATAAGCTCGCCGATACTGACAGTCTTGACTATCTTGGAGTAGTATTCTCCCAGGCCTCTGCCGTCAGATCTGCAAGGGGTTGCGGTGAGGCCGATAACCACCGCCCTATCTCCGTACGCCTTAAGGATCTTCATGTACGAGGGACTGATCGAGGTGTGGCACTCGTCAACGAAAATGATATCCGCGTCATGCCACCACCGATTGAACTTCAGTTCGTCAAGGTCCATCCGCCTGATGTACGTTTGCATACTGGCGATCTGAATATCGGCATCGTGATTGTGCGGCTCACCAGCCATAATCAGGCCGCAGTTGAGGCCGGTTTCCTCAAGGGTGTTCTTCGCCTGGAAGATAAGCTCGCGCCGGTTTGCCAGGAACAGGATCTTCTTCTGCCTGGCCCTCCCTAACACTGTGATGTCGCTTGCGATCTTGGTCTTGCCGGAACCGGTCGGAGCGTGAATTATAATACGCTTATGACCAAGCCCTACATTGTACCTTGCTTTCTCGACGGCGTCAAGCTGATATTGTCTTTTCTCGAATATTTTTTCACTTGAATAAGATTTTACCATTTTTCTTGTGTTCCTATGAGATTACAGATACTTATGATACATTTTGCCTTGTATATTATTGTAATTACTGTCTTTCAAACAGTTGTTTGAAGTTGAAATTTTCGGAGCGATAGTTTTGTATAGTGCCGTAGGGAGTGCTTGAGCGGTCTTAGGATTCTCCAGCCAGGAAAGAACTGGATGAAGGCAAATAGCTTGATCAAACATCTGAGCCATTAGAAACTTCCTTCCTGGCCGAAAGAGAAAAAGACTGAGCCGGGGAAGAGAAAGAAGATTGATCGACCGACACCGACAACAAGGCTTCCCGTCGAGCTGATCGAGCCTTGTCAAACCTGCTGAACATCCCGACTTGAACCCTCCTCCCCTCGACCGTGATTCGAACCCTCCATTTGCCCCTGGAACGATCAATGCCGGAAACTCCCGACGTGTTGGTCGAGAACTTCCCTCGATTATTGGCGTTGACGACTGGCTCAACATCCCGTAGGTTTCTCCATTTGTTATTGGTCCGCACCCTGTCGCGGTGATCGACTTGGCCAGTTGGCCATTCGCCCGTAACGTAGAACCACGCCAGGACTTGAGCGTAGTATTTTCGCCCAGCCAGCCGTATGCGGACATAGCCGTCCTTGTCCACGTGGCCACATTGCTCGCCGACGCCGACACCAGGCCTGGCTTTTTTCCACGTGAATAATCCGGTGATTTTACTATACTTTACCAGCTTACGTAATTCAGAATGGTCTATCATATCTATCTCCAATCGCTTAAGTATTTGATGGAATCTTACCACCAATAAAAAAAAATGTCAACGGTTATTTTTATCTTGACACAATCTTTCCTGCCCGGTATATTGTAGGAAAAGTGAGGTGACCCTATGGGAAAACGTGACGTACAAGTTGATGGTGGTATCCAGGATGGCGCTTTCGTGCCGAGTAATCGGTATAACTGGACGACTGCGTTGAAGATTTTCGAGGGAACTGAAGTGACCATGACTGTCGGTCCAAAAAAGAAGAAGAGATCGATCCAGCAGAATAGCTATCTGTTCGGCGGACCATATAAGATGATCTCCGAGTTTACCGGGCAGGAGAAGGAATCAATCCACGCCTTCTTTAAAGATAAGTTCTTGAAGTCCTATGACAAGGGGCCGATCCCCACCGTGAAGTCAACAACTTCACTGTCAACCAAGGAGTTCATAGCCTATTACCGGCAGATCATACAGTTTGCTGCGGAGTTCCTGAGCCTTTACATTCCCGAGCCAAACGAGGACGAGATGTGGAACGCTATGCTGGAACAGGCAGAGAAGGAGGGAAGATGAAAAAGCTTGCTGAGTTTGGGATTTACGGATGGGCCGACATCGGCTGGACACTCCTGGTAATTGTCGCCTGTATCGCCACTGGCCTGGTATCGTTCGTGTTCTGATGAGTAAATTAACCGACAGCGCCAAGGGGCAGATGTGCCAGGTTAGGATTCCAGGGGTGTGTAATTTCAACCCCGAGACTACCGTACCGGCGCATCTTGACGGCGGTGGCGTCGGGACAAAAAGACTTGATTTTTTTATTGCATATTGTTGCTCGTCGTGTCATAATGTTTTACATCATGGCCATCCGGGATTCACCCGTGAAGAGCTGCTGATTATGCATCACGAAGGTGTGTTTCGTACCCAGGAAATAATGTATGAGAACGGACTCATACCAATCAAAGGAGACATCCATGGCGGAAAAAGAAGAAAGCGTTGACAAAAACATGAGGGTATGGAATAGCGTCGAGAAGCCCCCAGGTCAATTCCTGCGCCCGATTCAGGCTGGCAGGCTGAAGGGCAAGACCGACATCAACCCCCAGTGGCGCTACATGGCCATGACGCAAACCTTTGGGCCGTGCGGCTTCGGCTGGAAGTACAGGGTTACCGAAAAGTGGCTTGAAGCTGCGGTCGATGGTCAAGTGTGCGCGTTCGCCACTATCGAGCTTCTGTACAAGCTTGACGGTGTGTGGTCTGAACCGATACCGGGCCTTGGTGGCTCCATGTTCACGGCGAAAGAAACCAATGGACTCTACTCCTCCGACGAGGCTTTCAAGATGGCTATTACCGACGCCCTGTCGGTAGCTATGAAGATGCTCGGTGTCGCTGCTGACGTCTATGCTGGACTATGGGACGGTTCCAAGTACAGAGAAGTCGAAGGCGAAAAACCTGAGGACAAGAAGGTGTTTATCAGTGCCTCCCAGCTCGAAACGATGAAGAAGGAGCTGGTTGATAGCGGCGCGGATATGATCAAATTCAAAGACCTGGCTGGCGTCAAAGAGCTTAGCGAGATCGAGGCGAAGAATGTAGCCGGTCTGATGAAGCAGATCGCTATCAAAAAGAAGAAGAAAGAGAAGGAGATGGCCGGGAAAAAGCCGGAAACCAAGACCGAAACTAAGGTCGAGGAGAAGCCAGCGGTCGCAACCTTCGAGTGCCCGCAAGTTCCAGGCCTCATGCTCTCCGGGGAAATGTGCTCGGCGGCTACCTGCTCAGGCGAATGCAAGGCTTACAAGGAATTCAAAGAGGGGCAGAAAAAATGATCATAATCGACTGTGATCAACGGACCCCGGAATGGTACGAGGCGAGGGTAGGGAGGCCCACCGCCTCGAAGTTCTCTCATATCATGACAACCAAGGGGGCGAGGAGCGGTCAGCGTGACGGCTACATGAAGATCCTCGCCCAGGAGCGCATAACCGGGCAGATGCAGGAGGCCTTCGTGTCCAACCCCATGTCTGACGGCATTCGCAATGAGCCTAAGGCGCTGGCCGTGCTCTCCATGGTGGAGGATGTGGAGATTACCCCTGTCGGATTCTGTCTGTCTGATGACCGGCTCTACGGCTGTTCCCCCGATGGTCTTATCGGCCAGGAAGGAGGATGCGAGGCCAAATCTCCCGAGCAAAAGACCCATATTGAATACCTGCGCCGTGGCGTCCTTCCCTCGAAGTATCTTCTGCAGGTCCAGGGCTGCATGTTGGTGACCGGCAGGCCGTGGTGGTACTTCATCTCATACCACGAGAGCGAGGTGCCATTAATCCTGAGAATACCCAGAGATGAGATTCTTATCTCGAAATTACGCCACGAACTAATTTGTTTCTGTCGCGAGCTTGACGAGCTTGTATCAAGGATGAAATGATAACGCAAGACAGGTTGAGGGAGCTACTTTGTTACGACATGAACACTGGCTTGTTCACGTGGAGAAAGTATGTTCACGGCGCTACCGTTGGTGAAGTCGCAGGTTGTGTTAATAGCGATGGATATGTTGTTGTGAAAATAGATGGTTATATGTATGGTGCGCATCGACTAGCTATAATATATACCGATGGTTATATTGATAACTGTGACACCGTTGACCATGAAGACAGAATTAGGCATCATAATTGGCGTAAAAATTTGCGGGTTGTGACACACCAGCAGCAGCAGAGAAACAGAAGCCTCAACAGCAACAACACTACTGGGGTCTGTGGAATATGCAGAAGCCGGGGGAGATGGCAGGCGCAAATAGCCATCCATGGCAAGCAGGTGTTCCTTGGCAGATTCCACGACATCGCCGAAGCGGTATGTCATAGGTATGCCGCAGAGCAGTGTCTCGGTTTCCCGTATGACGACAACAACTCGTCCGCTGCAGCGTTTATAAAACAATTTCGGGGGAAGACAAATGGATAGAGGCCAATGGCAGCACCTTATAGCCCTTGACAGGGAATTCAGAAGGCGGGATGAAATATTTTCCCGCAACAAGATACGAGAGACAATGGGCTGTAGTACGGCACAGGCTCGTCTATACGACTGGGGTTTGAAGCATAAGGATATAATTCAGCTGAAGGTACAGAACGATAATTCATTCGTTGGTCAGAAGGTGTTTTTGATTTGCGACATCCACATCCCTTTTCACGACCAGATAGCTGTTGACGCAGCCCTCGGCTATGCTGATGAGTACAAGCCAGACACCATAGTTATCGACGGCGACATGATGGACTTTTACAAGTGCTCAAGATTCACCAAGAAGACAGGGAAGCACGATATCAAGGGCGAGCTGAAAATGGGGCGTGAATTCCTAACCGATCTGCGCAAGCGACACCCGAAGGCTAAGATGATTTTCAAGGAGGGTAACCACGAGAGCCACCTTGAGCGCTACGTACTGGAAAACGCTGTGGAAATAGCAGACCTAGTGGATGATCTGTTGATCAATAAGCTGGACCTTAGCGCCCTCGATATCGAATACCGCAAGGACTTCTTCTCTATCGGCAAACTTTGGTATCTCCACGGGCACGAGAAACCTACTGGTGGAAACGCTGACTACGTCACCAACGTCATGTTCAAATATGTCCTCGACCATTGCATCTTTGGCCACCATCACAGGGTGCAGGAAAAAATATTCAAACGAATAGACGGGTCAACGCTATGGGTTGGCGCTGTCGGATATCTGGGCGGACCAATGGACTACGCCCCACTCAACAATTGGTCACAGGGTTTTGCCACTGTTGACTATGGCCGCAACGGGACGTTCCATGCCAAGTTGTTTAAGATCCAGGGTGGTGAAATATATTAACACCTTACAGGGTGCCTTAATCTGGGGCACCCTTTTTTGTTTGCCATTGCATTTTTATCTTGACCTCCACGCTGTATAGTGTAAGATGGAGGTAAGAAGAGTATCCACAATACTTGATCCGGTCGGCGGGCTTCCCTCCGAATACTTAGACAGAGAGGTGGATTATGAACAGGCAAGAATTCCTAATAGATCAGATCGCTTCACGCGCAGTTTCTCGCGCCACGGGTGTCGCAAGTCACCGCGACATGTCTCTCGATTTCCACTATGGCCCATTGGGCCAGATACTGGTGATGGTTTCTATCGACGGCGGCAAGATCCTCGACGCTTCGGTAGGTGAGCTTGAAATAGCTTTCGAACGCGGGTATACGATAAAGGGCTAATTGATTAGAAAGTAGTATCAACCAAAGCAAAGGAGAAACAAATGCTTGATTGGCAGGTTGAAATATTTATTTCAGCAATGGCAGAAGTGGCAAGAATGGAAGGGATGAAATCAGAGAACAAACAAAGGGAAGCGTTGGGCCAATCAATGGCTTACGTAGAGAGAGACTTTAGCGAGATAGCCGCAACGCTTGATGCACTAGCTGAAAAAGCCAAATAACAAAAAAGGAATAACTCATGAAAACACTACACAATTCGGACGTATCTGGCGCAAGACAAAACGTAAAAGACATCAGGGTAGTCGGCAACGGAGACATGTTTCGACTTCTCTGCAAGGCATCAAGCGAAAACGAAGGATGGATGAAAAGCACAAAAGCATGTGAGGTGCCTCACGGGTGTATTGTTCAGGTGACCACACAGCAACGCAACATAGATGGGACTTATTCTGTCGCTGAGGCTATTACGTTTGTCCCTGGAGTTAAAATTGCTGACGACGAAAACAATGGCAGGAAGTTGGTTTCGATATAACTGAAATACACAGCAGACGGTAGCAAATCTTACTTGCCGCCTGTTGGTTGATTGTAACTGACTATCAATAAAAGGGGGTAATGATGAATGAAATGGATGGGAATGAGGTTAGAGCAGATGCAGTCGAGAATTCCTTGGTGGCGGTCCTCAACGAACAAACTCTGGCGAAGGTATATACCGACCCTGCCACCCTGCCCACAGTGCTTGCGGAGGTCAGGAAGCGAACCGACTCTATCGTCATCACGATTGACTCGACCACGCCAGGGGGGAGGAAAGAACTTGCTGCGCTTGGTACAAAAATAAACAAGACCTCTGAGTTGATCGACGGCTTCGGCAAAAGCCTTGTTGCTGGACAGAAGAAGGCAATCAAGGTAACTGACGACAAGCGCAAGGAGGCTCGCGATTACCTTGAGGTGCTGCGCCAGGAAGTTCTTACCCCGGTAAACGCATACAAGGCGGAAGCTGAGCGCCTGCAGCAAGAGGCCCTGGCGAAGGAGAAATATCTCGCCGACTGGGACGCTGCAATCGAGCACAACAATACCAGGCGGCTGATCGATGAGGCGAACAGCCGGGTCCAGGCTGCGGAAATGAAGGTGAAGGTGGCCGAAGAGGTAGCCAAGATCGTCGGTGCCAAACCAGCGGCTGATATTGGCGGGAATCCCGGTGGAATAATTCAACCGCTTGACCCGAGCATCGACCGCAAGCGTCAGGTGAATATCAAGGTAATGGAGTTCCTGCTTGAGTGCGGGGTGTCTGAGGGTGCTGCAAGATCCGTCATCGTAAGGGTGGCGACTGGTCAAACAGACCTTCTGAAAATCGTTTACTGATATCAAAAATCAGTTACAAAAAGGAGTAAGATGAACAAAGTAATTTTGTCGGGAAACGTTGGCCAAGATCCGGAGATTCGCTACACTCAAAGCGGCACTGCCGTCAGTAACTTCTCCATGGCTACATCTGAGCGGTATAAGGACAAGGAGGGTAACCGGCAGGAGCAGACTGAATGGCATCGGTGCGTAGCCTGGGGTAAGCTTGCCGAGATCTGCGGCGACATCCTGCATAAGGGAGATAAGATCCTCGTTACCGGTAAGATCCAGACCAAGAAATGGAAGGACCAGGCTAACGTTGAGCGGTACAATGTCGAGATCATCCTTGCCGAGATGGAGGTTGTCAAATTTGCCAACGACAAGGGCGAGTCAGCCGGTGGGGAACCTGAGACTCCGAACGGATATACCGGAACCGGAGAAGATGTCCCATTTTAGAATATATAACCATTTCGGGTACTTATGAAGATATGTTTCAAGTGTGGTGGTGAGAAAGATTTGGATGATTTTTATAAGCACCCAAAAATGGCCGACGGCCATCTCAATAAGTGCAAGGAATGCACCAGGGCGGATGCCGCAATGAACTATGCAGATGATCCGGAAAAACACAAAGCCTATGACCGCAATAGGCAGCAGATACCGGAGCGTCGTGCAAAGAAAATCCAATATCAGGCAAGGCGCAGAACTCTGCACCGCGACAGATACAAGGCTAACCAGATCCTTGGCAACGCCGTAAGGGACGGCAGGGTTATAAGGATGCCGTGCGAGGTGTGCGGAGATACCAAGTCTGAGGCCCACCACGACGACTATTCGTTGCCACTGGTGGTTAAGTGGCTATGTTTTAAACATCACAGAAAACTGCATGGGCAGGAGGTTAAATAAACAATGGCTGGAATCAAGAGTATTGCCGACAGGAAGGACGAGTTCTGGATCAACCCGCTACTGCTCAGGGAGGAACCTGGGTGGAATGTCCGTGACGATACCCCGGCTCTTCGTGAGCATATCAGGGAGCTGGCCGACAGTATCAAGGAGGTTGGCGTCAAACAGCCCCTCACGGTGCGCATGGACGGAGATGTACCCATAGTCACGGACGGTCACTGTCGTTTAGCAGCGGTCAACCTGGCGCTTTCTGAGGGGGCGGAAATCAAACGAGTCCCGGTGCGCGTAGAGGATCGCCATGCCACGCCCGCCGAACACATCTTTTCCATGCTTGTCCGTAATGGCGGCAAACCACTTACCCCTCACGAGATGGCAAGGCCGGTGCGTCAGCTTCTCGACTTCGGCTGGACCTCGAAAGAGATCTGCGCCAAGACCGGCTTCTCTCCGTCGAAACTGCAGGATATCCTGGCGCTTTCGTCTGCGTCGCCAGCGGTCACTGAGATGATCGTAAAGGGCGAGGTGTCTCCTACTACGGCGGCTCGCGCTATCAGGAAGCACGGTGCCAAGGATGGCGAGAAGAGGATTGAGGAGGCTGTCGAGAAGGCCAAGGACGAGGGAAAGACCAAGGCCTCAATCAACGACGTCATTCCGAAGGACAGCCCATCGCTGATTTCGATCTACAATGACGGCTTCGCTGCCGGTGTGATCCACGCCCTGGCCGTGCTGGCCGCTGCTGGCTTTCCGTCGAAGGCCCACGATGTAAGGGCTATACTCCTCCCGTCTGGCGTCAACATGTCCCTGGCTGGTGTGAAGGATCGGATGGTTCTCCAGGAGACTTACGAGGATCTGCAGTGAGATACCTGTCACTCGACGTTGCACTGAGACATACCGGCTGGGCGCTCTGGGAGGAGGAGTGCCTGGCCGACTTCGGATGCATAGGAATCGTAGAATGCGGGTGCTGCGACGTAAGCACCGGATACGCCTTGAATGCCTCGGAGTTGACCGTCAGCGTTCGCGACCTACTCATGGATGTATCCGGTGTCAATATGGAATTTCCGACCGGGTCACTGTCGTCCAAGGCCTGCACCACCATGTACCTGGCAATTGGAGTAGTCATTGGCGTGATCGACTCCAGGAACATCCCTATCACTGGGGTATACCCACGGGAGGCCAAGAAGAGGGTACTCCACGATAGCATGGCCGACAAGGACGACGTGATGAACTGGGCCAGGGCCAAATACCCGCATGCAGCTTTCCCGAAATTTAAGAAGGACTTTGAGCATATTGCCGACGCCATTCTCATACGTCATGCCGTGCTCATAGGTGGAAAGAAATCTGAATTCAAATTACAAAGGTCAATATGAACAAGGAAGGATGTCACGCGTTTCTTCTGGCGAGGATAGCAAACATAATGGGCATCAATATGCCTGGGGTGGCTGTAAACCCTGCCGGTGGGAGGGATTATGAATGGGAGCGATTTGAACAGCAGATGATCGACTACTCCAATCTGCTCGTGACGAAGGAAAAGCTCAGCGACGCCGTGGCTGACGGAATCGCTGCGATGGTTGGGCTTGCCAAGAAGTAATCACTTCTTTAATTCTGCTATACGGTCGAGGACCTCACTATGATTACCCTCGACCGTGTCCTTCAGGGCCTTCACTTCTCCAGCCAGGATATCGAGGCGCAGGGTGACATTCTCCCTCTCGGTCTTGGCATAAAGCTCAAATAGCTGTTTGCGGATTGCCGGATCTTCCTTCTCCCTCTTCTCCATCCCCTGGACCTTGCCCTCCAGACGGATAGACCACACCGTGCCAGCAAGTAGCCCGAGAAATATTTGCCAATATTCCTGAAATAGATTCATAACGTACCTCACGCTTCGTATACCTTCCGGTGGAAGCTCTTCTTCTTACCGAGCATATACCATCTTATGGCGATAAGGCGGACCTTAGCCACCCACTCCCACAGGCCGTGCTCGACACAGATGTTGTAGTATTCTTGATCAACCATTGGTTGAAGTGATATCGGCAATAGTCCGTCGTTGATCCAGTTGCAAAGTATGTCGTGGACCGCAGACGCTTCGAGTGTTGACCTCCAGTTTGGAACAGGGCCTGAGTTGCCGTCCCACGGGAACCAGTCAAATATCGTAAGCTTCCCATCAACGTCGAGACTCCCAAACCTTGTTAGGATAGAGTGCCCCTTGATATTGGTCTGCCTGACAATTGGTTCAGCGGTGACGTATTTCAAGCCCTTCAGGTATTTCATTTTTGGGCTTCCTTGTACTTCAGATAGAAGCGGAATGCTACGAATCCACCGACCAGGGCCTTGATAAACGGGTCGTCAATACCGGCCACGCCATTGGTAATCGCCCCCTCGATCCCGGTTGCTGCAGTCATGACCTTATTGAGATCGATATGCAGATAATTCGCTGCAGCGTATCCAGCAATGGCATAAAACTCTGACGATTTGAATCCTGACTTCAACATATAAATACTCCATTAAATTGTTATATTGCGATGACCGATTATAGTTTCTAATCAGTCATTGAAATGCTTCTCAGCGTACTGTGCCAACAATTCATGGATGTGATACGGTGGCCGCTTTTCCTTACCAAAAAACCGCTCGACAACAGCATGCCCGATCTCATGAGCCAGCACCTGGATAGAGGTATCAGCTATCGACAGCACAATCTCCAGCCTGCCCAGGCTGATAAATGCCTTGTAGTCGCTCTCTTTGCCGTATCTCTGCTTGTAGATGTCCTGTACCCCTTTAGCTTTGTCTCGAAGCAAGAGGCTGATACGCAGGTTATCCGGCCACATATCAAGAGCGTTTTCCACCCGCTCCACTATCTCGTCGAGAGGCATGTGCAGTTTAGCGAGTAGTGCTGCCTGCTGCTCTGCTGTACCATTTATAGTGATATATCTAGACTTCATATAATCGGCAAATCCGCCATATACCCGAGCAATTCTCGCGCACCCTCAGATTCAGCAGTGACAAACTCAGTCTGTCCGTCGTGTTCTACCATAACCATCTGCATGTACGGGGATTGGTAGCCCGAGGCATTGACCTGCTCCAGTGCATTGGCGAACTCCTCAGTTGCAACCACGCGGATATAGCCGTTTTGCACCGGAGTGTTACAGAGGGCAAATGTTTCCTCAATTATGCCAGGATCGGTATTTGCACCTGCTCCGAGGAGTGCTATGCATTCCTGAGCGGCCAGCGGGAGGGAGGCTTCAGGATCTCCGAGAATTTTAAATATGATTGTCTTATGCATTGATCTTGTTAACCTCCGCTTCGGCTACTGCTTGGTATTCAGCAAGGGTTGTTCGGTTGCCTAGTCTGAGGATGGATTCGAGCGGAACATTGCCGTACATATGACTCGCTGAGTTTGCCGCACCGAGTTCGAGAGTTGCCGCTATTTTTGCTGCGAGTTTCCCGCTTGCAGTCTCGTCGTCGGTCCAGGCACTCCAGGCACTCCACGACCCGCCTGAATACGACCTAACCTTGATAGACATGCCCATATCGGTTTGAATGGCCAGCACATCAATCGGCGCGTTTGCAGCGTGGGTGAGTGCGCGGTTTACAGGAATGTCAGTACCGGCCAGGCGCTTGTTAAAAACGACAGTGGTTGCCGTGACATCAAGGCAAGTGCAGTTGTTCGCATCCGTATAACATGCCAGGAGTTTTGCAACCTGCCCAGCCGCCTTGAGATTGAATCGTGCATAAATCCCAAAATTCTGCGCCTCGGTTGCACTCACCATCGGAAGCAATCCAGTGGTTGATTTCGACATCGCCGCGCCGGTGCTGGTGACAGACGCCAGTGGATCGGCGGCGGCGATTATTGGTCCGACACAGAACGCTCCCTCTGCGAGTTGCGGGAGAATAAAGTAAACTAATGATCCCTGTGCAATCTCCAAATAAGCTTGCCTTACTACATTATCTACAGTTTGGTTTTCTCGTACCACCGCCGTTAGATTTGCTGGTATAGCCCCATAAGAGCCAGCAGCCCCGCTATGCCCGAAGCGATATGTTCCAGAGCCAGCTACCCATATCGACAAACTGTGCGGGTTAGTATTTCCGCATTGTCCACCAATCGAAACCGATGCTGCTCCTGTCCCTGCGCTGTTGTCCAGTTTGTAGACCTTTCCGCTTGTGCAAATTTTATCTAATCCGGCTGTAGCCAGAGCAGCTGCATAATCGACAACCGCTAGGGTAGCAGCAGCAGCCCCGCCCTTTGAGATATTGGTCGTATCTACTGGATTAATTTTCCGGCATGTGCATTTGTTCGTCCGGGTGGGGGAAATAGCAGCACGTCTCCATGCAGTCGGATCGGCATCAGCGTAGATGACCTTGGAGCCTGTGAGGGTGCGGATGGTTTTCTTGGTGGGTGCAGGGGTTTTCTCTAGCCATGTGCTGCTTGCCTCGACAAACAACCCTCCTGATACTGCAATATTTCCGGCAGCAGAGATCCTCAGCTTACCATCCTGATCCGGCACAACAGGAGGATTCGCAGCAGTGTAGCCATTGAGGTCGAAGCCGTTGAAGATATCGGAGATGAACAACTCCTCATCGACTGAGTTCAAGTATCGCCTGATACTCGTTGCGTTTGCCGCCTGATCCGTGTCGTAGCCGGCAATCCCCCTCAGTCCGATAAACAAATAATCAACGTTGATTTCGGCAATGATCATCCATTGCCCCCAGGTCATATATTTGGGAGTCTCACCTACGAACAGGACCCCGCCACCAAGAGCGGTATCCAAGGCGATGGTTACAGCGTTGCGCTCGAAACCCCACACCGCTGTAGTTTGCCATGTCGAGGCATCACCGGATTGGTAGAGGATGCTTGATTCGCCGATATAATCAACCAATCCACCCCTTGTAGAAAAACCGGCAACCATACCGTATCTTGGCGGGTTATTATTCCGACGCATACCTGCCATCGATATCGATCTTGTGTGTATCATAGCCGCACCTTATACATAATGGAATGATGCGCCACCAGTGGCCAATACGGTCCCGCCACCAGGAATTGAAAACACATCACCAGCGAACATAGCTATCGACGCAGAAACTGCATCTGCGAATGTCACAGTAAATGTTCCATCGATAGCACAACAGAAACAGTTCGTGTGCTTTGCCCCTGCGGCGGCAAGGATATTAACCTGTCCCGAGTAGAGCGGGAACGCCTGAACCATCTCGCCATTCTTTCTTAGAAAATCTTTAGGTGCTGCCATTGGAGTCCTCCGGTAAAATCCTTGTTTAAAGAATATAGTTTCTTTTTTCTTGACAATCAATCTCGGCCAAGGGCCTTGTTGTATCTTTTATTAAAATCGACTTGCGCGTCCTCGATCAGCTTATCGATCCTATCAGTATTGCCCTTCTTACTGACGATCTCTTTTTTCTGCCTATTGAGATCCCGGATTCTCTCTTCGGTCCTCTCAAAGGCACCGACCATCTTGTATAGCGGCTCGCGAATCAGTCCTGGTCTGTCGTCCTTGGTTGCACTCTTCAGCTCGCGAACGAAGGTGCTCATCTCCTCGCGGTTCTCAAAGTAGATCTGACGGTTTATTCCTGTGGGCATGGTGCCTATCAACCTCCTGGCTATTGGGACATTTCGGATCGACAGATCGCCATCTGCTACTGCGAACGGAAGATTCAGTACGTCTTTGGCCATCTTACCGGCACCGCCAGTAAATGTCTCGACCAGCATCTCGATAGTTTCGGGCGAAACAGAGATCGCCCCTTCCCGGTACTTACTACCACCGGTATGTCTATTGAGCCACTCGGTCACCGCCTTAGACGCCGGGTTTACATCTTTGAAATAAAGCTCGCTGTCTGGCTGATTCGCCCACGGGTTACCGGCAGGCATGAGAGGACCACCGTGCCATGCAGCATTCTCTCTTACCTGGGCAAGCGGGTCCAGAAGGGTAGGTGCCACGGTTTGCAGGATGGTGCCAGCGGCCAGTGGGTTAAAGTTATTAATGAAGGCCTTGCCCCATCTGATAGCCGCCTCTACGGGCTTCTGCCCCCGCATGACGCTACCTATCTCTTCGCCAAACTTGAAGAAGATATTGTACCCGTAGGCCATAGGAACCTTGATATGTTTGCCCTCGCCACCGGGAACCATGAGCACTATGTTGCGCTCAAACAGCGCCGGGTTTGTCCGCTTCAGCTTATCATAGTAGGACTCCCCGTCATCGTCGTCACCGCCAGCAATAGCGCCAAGGAAGCTTGCGAATGCTCCAAATGCAGCGATACCAACTACCGTTTTTCTGACAGTCGGCGAGGATGTTACGGCCTGTAGTATCCGCACGTTGCCCTGTATTCCGGCGTTGGCGAACATCCAGAGCGAGTTCATCGCTGGCCCTGCCGTACCGTGTTTCGTGAAATCAACTGTCAGGTTGGAGGCAATACGGGCCGCGTTACGCTTGTCGATCCCTGATTCTACCAGGGCCTGATATGTTGCCACCCTGACGCCGTTCTCGACAGATAGGTTGACGCTCTCGATAAAATTACCGAGACGCATGAAGTTCTCCTTGATCTTGTGCCCGCCCTTCTTCATCTCAAGGTCCGACTGGATCTTCTCTGACAACTGGGCCACGTCATCATACGACCGCATCCATCCCATAATGACGCCGTTCTCTGCAGCGTCACGGTAGATAGCGCCCCACTGGCCTGAAGGTTTCCCGCGCTCCTCGCGGTAGATACCAGCAACAGCGCTACGGATATTCCCGAATACTTTCGACTGCATACCAGCTGCTTCGGTCGATGACATATTGACCATGGCTGTCTGTAAGTCGCGGATAAAGTTTGGCAGGGTAAACTCTGGGGTCCATGTGGTGGACAGCCTGGCGAGTATCCTCGTGACATGACCAGACGCCCTGATAATTGGACCGAGCGGGGTGACCTGGCGATTGATAGCCTCCATGAAGCGAACCGCCATAGGGTTATCCTTCGCCACCTCGATAATGTGCTTGACGCCATCGACCTTGACGTAGGTTTGGTATTTCGGGTCCAGCTGCTGGTCCGGGTAGAATCTGACATTGCCCTCGTTATCGAGATATGGGGCCTTCTCAAGCTCGCCGATTGACCATAGACCTTCATCAGGGTTTTGTTTCACCATCTCGTACAGCGCCCTTCCAGCCTCTAATTTACGCCTCCGTGTGAGGGCGGACTGGTATCTGTCAACCACGTGGCCAAGTATGTGCGCCACGCCCTTGGTAGATCCATAGGCGATCTTTATCGGCTTGCCAAGTGGCCCTACCCCGGCCTTGCCGGTTGGCGTCTTCCCTTCATCGGCCTCTTCCCTCATGAGGGGCACGTGGTACTGATAGGTGCCGATGATCGCCGAGTACTCGTCATCGGTCAGTTCCCCTGCCTCATGGTTGATATCGAGAGCGGCACGACTGATTGACCGCATCATCTCTGCTGCCCGGTAAACCTCTTGTCTTCCCTGGAATCTGTCCTCTATAGCTCTGGCCTGTCCATTTGTCATTCCCGAGAGTCTACCCTTGACATCATCCCAGTGGGCGATAATGGACTCGCGTTTTTCCAGCCTCTCATACATATTGAGCAGACGGTTTTGCAGGAATTCCGGTGTGCCTTTTTTGATCTCTTCAGCGGTGAAGACCCTAGCGGCAAATTCTTTGGCGAGTTGGTCAACCTGCGCCCGCTGACTCCGCACGGTGTCGGCCATCTCCTCAACCAGGGCAATTGTGTTGTCGCGCCTCTTGTTTCTGGTCTGGTCGTTCATGACGAATTCATCCTGGATAAGCCCGAGCTTGTCTTGCCACGGGCGCTTCTCGGCGTCGGTCATGAAAATAAGGAGGTTGTCAACGTACCGCCTGGCGTTTACCCGGCGCATCTGCAGGTTGCGTTCAGGTGCGTGTTGGGCATGTGCCAGCTCCTCAACATCCTGGATAGAGATCTTGTGCTTTGCCAGGAAATCGAGGAACGGCTGCAGGACATTCTTGTCAAACTGCTTAACGTCGTTGGCCATAATCTTGCCGACAAGGCCTTTCAGGGTGGCATGATCCCGCTCGATTGGCTGCGGACCTATACTCTCCTGCACCCGCTCAATCGCTTTATCCCTGTTCCAGAAGTAGGTGGCGATCTCGTCAAACTTGCCCTTGAAATCAACTGTATTGGCCATCCTATCCAGGAAGGTCACTGCAGGATGTACTGAGCCGACTGCCGGGGTAGGCGTGTATGAGTCAGCCCAACCTGCGGAAGTAGCGTCCTTCCGGGAGATGAGGATATCCTCTGGCTTCTGATTCATACCCATCAGCCCCTCACCCATGAGCATTCCCTCAAGAGTCTCCCACGGCGGATGTTTCTTTCTGTCCGCTTTCGACATGCCAAGCCTGGCCTGTGTCAGCCTGGCCTGTACCTCACCCGTCAACCGTTTGTATTCGTTGTGGCTGATACTGTTGATGTTGCCAGACAGTACGACCCACTCAGCGCCAAGTACGCTTCGGCTTTCCATGAGGGAATCGTAGAGCTTCCTGGCCTCAGGTACGAGCTGGCCCTGGTATTGTGGCCCGTTTGCTGCGATCCACGACATTTGTTCGTTGATACTGGCTATCTGCCTATCGAGCTGAGTGAGTTTATCCTGGTTCTTCTTGATCTGATTGGCGACGTTTCCGCCCTTCGAGAAGTTCTCGATATCTTGAATGACGTGCTGCATCTCGTGCTCAAGGACTGTTCTTGCTGCTGGGTCAAACAGGGTTATATTGATTCTGATATTTCCCTCCTGGTCCCAGCCGCCGAGATGGCCCTGATCGAGCTTCGCTGCAATGACCCTCACTTCCTTGAGATACGGGTACGCCTTAAACAGCGGTGGATTATTGTAAACCTCAGGAAGAGGCACGGCTGCATTGGGCTTCATCATGCCCCAAGTCCTGGCGTCCCACTTACCGGTGGAGTCGTCAATCTCGTACTGCCATTCACCTGGAACCATCTCCCACCAGCCGGTTTCATCCCATATCGATTTCCTGTCAGCACCACCCTCCTTCATCGCCTGGGCTTTCTCCATTAGGGAAAGCTGCTTGCCCTCGTCCTTGAGGTAGCCGTGAGACACTGCGAGCTTAAGATAATCGTCTGGCTCTACGTTACTCAACTGTACGCCTTTATCTCGTAGGAAGATTTTGGCGTCTCTCATATTGATGCCGGTGGTGAGGCTTTCCCTGCCAGCCATCTGGAACTTTATCCCTTCGATGTCAAACATTGTCGGCTTGTCACTGCGTGCTTCCCTCCTGATCGCGAGATCCGCCAGAGCCTTGAAGTCCTTCTCGTTGAAGATCTTGTACGAAACTCCGAAGCGCGTGACCATACTTTTTATCATCGCAATAATGCGCCTGACGATCCCGACGTCCTCTGACGTACTCACCATGTAGGCAAGGATCTCCTCGCTGAAATCCTCCTTGGCCGTGCCGGTTGGAATCTGCTCGATTGCCCGCCTGATAGCATCCCCGGTGTCTGACTTTTCTCCGCGCCGCCTATCGATGGTTTTCTTCATCATCTGGAATTCAGCGCTATTGGCCATCATCCTGCCGATATGGGTGCCTATTGCGTGACGCAGTGACCCCCATAACTCGCCGCTGGGGATGTTCTCGGGAACCAGTATGGTTTTTCCGGGAATCTCTATTCCGATTGGCACGAGATTTGCATCAAGCTCGGCCTTGGAATATCCGGCTTCCTTGGCTTCGGCTATGGCTTCGTCGGTTGTCATAAGCACCACCTTGCCGCTGCTTACCAGCTTGGATGCCACACTCCTTTGGCCAGGGCTTAGGCTAGAGAGGAGGCTATCGAATACTGTTCGCGGAAGCCCTGAAGAGAGTTTACCAAGTCCAGCCTGCAGCTTAACCCCGGCCTCTGGTTGTAATGTCTCCCTGGTTGGGGTGATCTTGCCAAAAATAGCAGCCACCTTTCCACCATTCATGTCTGACCAGTAGCCAAGATATCCAGCGTCCTTGATGAATTTCTCGTACAGGTTGGTAGCATTAATGAATGGATTCTGTGTCCTAGCCGCCTGAGCTTTAGCTCTAAGCCCTTCTGGGTCTTTGGCAAAATCGTACATCTTCGAGGGAGGAACCTTGGCCTCGTATCGGTATTGGCCGAGGCCCACTTCCTTGCGGTATCCACCGCCCCCTATCCCGTAATATGTCCTGTTGACCCAGTTGTCTGGATCGGCATGCTGTCTCTTCGCCTCGGCCCCTGAAATGCCTTCTCCGTATCTGTCTGGATCAATAGTCTTCATACCTGGAACTGGTGACCAGTGAACCAGGTTCATATTTCCGTCTGAGTCGAGGGGGATTGAAACCTCTATGGCCTGGAATTTTATTCCACCGAGCTTTTCGAATTCCTTGACTTCTTGCTCACGGAGCTTGAGGTTTTCGCCCGAGTATTGCTGGATAAGACTTTCGAAGTCTGACCGCCTATCACGAAGCCACCGTTGTAGATCTGATCGTTCACCGATGCTTCCTTTATCGAGAATCGTTTCGCCATTACCGTCTTCGCTCCAGTTGTGGACGTATCCATATTCCCCTTCGGCCCACATGGATTTCGCCTCGGCAACACCGAGATCGGCACCATGGTTGTCGAGGAATGACTGGACCCCGCCCATGAAAGTTTCGTCATCTACGAACGGCACACCCGTCGAGTCGTCCCTGAAATTTATTATCGCGATCTGGTTGTTAGAAATCCTAGTAAATCCAGCTCCTTCACCGAGTGCTGCCAGGACTTTATTTTCTAGGTTTTCTGTGATGTTTTCCGAGAATTCTACCACCACACCCCGAGCATATTTACCGCCCTTCACGGAGAATGATTCACCGCGTTTTGCCGCTGCAGCCTGGGCTTCGGCCAGGGAATTGTGACGTGAGATAGTTGTGCCCCTCTCGTTGACCACCCGGAATTTCTGCTTATCCTGATTGACCTTCGACAGCATAGCCGCATCAGCCCTGAACCATGGAACCGCATCCTGTTTAAAAATGTATTGGATCGCGAGAGCGTAATCCCTGGCGTTGTCGCGGACAAACTCACCGCCCTCTTTCGCCAGGACCACATGGCTGAGACTGTTAGGGTTGACGTTACCACCGTAGGCACCAGCTCCATCGCTCACGAAGGAGATTGACACCCCGAGTCTCTGCGCTAACATGTCAGCGCCGTCATTCGACAGCAGCAGCCCCCTAGCCTCAGAAGTAAACATGCGCTTAACTGCTGGCGAGGCATTGAATATATCGTACTCAAACGAAGAGCTAGGGATCGCCTCCCAGGTGATTGTCGATGTAGCCCTGTTGATGAACGTCGAGAAATCTGCTGCGGTAAGTTCTGCATTCTCCCTGGCCTTTCTCGCCGGTAGTAACATGGCCTGCCGGTGCCAGATCTTACGGTGTTGCTTCAGTGACTCTGCGTCCTTCTTGAACTCTGGCCTGCCGTTATCTCCGATAAATGAGTAACCCTTCTTGACCGACTCGCTCCAGGTCTTGGTTTTGACCACGGCATCCTCATACCTGGCCTTCATCGCCGTCCAAACAGCGGCTTGCACCTGGAACGGAATCCACTTCTTGTCGCCCCTCTTGAGACTGGCGTTCAGCCTATCGGTTACCCTGAGTATCTCGTTCTCCATGAATGAGTACTGACCGGTGCCCTTATCGTCCCTGACAACGATGTCGTCGTAGCCGAAAGCCCGCTTCATCCACATGTCGATTGTGGCCTTTTCCTTAAGTAGCGCAACGGTGGAGGAGTCGAGGTCCATCTTGGCGATGGCTGTCGGGTCGTTGTAGATGATCTGGCTGACGAGATTGATATAGAAACTGTTGGTCTTCCTGCCGTCGAATGGCTTGTTGTCATAGAGAACATCGACCGCTTTTCCATCCTGGTCTGCGGTCTTGACCTTAAACTGATCCCTCGGAACGTTGTTGACGAACTGGTTCCATGCCTTGACGGCGAACACCGTATTGGCCTGGACCTGGGCTTGCGGCGAGTAGATGGCTATGAGCTGGATGAATTTCTCGGCCTTGGCTACGTCGCCGTTCATCGCCTTGAGAATGGCATTGGAGGAATTCTCGTACCAGAAGCGGCCCACCTCGCCCTCCTTCAGGAGCCGTGAGATTTTCAGCCTCATCCTATCGAGATCTTCCTTGGAATTGACGTTCGGCGGCGCCCCCTTGATCTTGCCATTGGCGTCTGTCGGCGGCTCCCAGTTAAAGAAATCGCCGATCTTCTTTTCTTGTTTCGAGAATGAAGGATGGTTCCTTACTATCTCGAATCCCTCCTTGAGGTACTTGCGGTAATGCTCCCCTGCGTCGGCGATCACCTTGCCCGACCACTCGGCGAAATCCCTTACGCCCTGCTCAAAATAAGCCCCACCGATAGTGATGACGTGACCCAGCAGCTCAGGGTCAACTCCGGCGCTCAGCCTACCACGGGCATCCTTGAGGCTCTTCCTGGCGCTCTCCACCTTGTCGGCGGTAAAGACTTTGTTGCCCTCAAATTGCCTGGTTTTTGGGGCAATTTTCTCGGCAGCTTTTTGCCCACCTTGGCCCTCACTTAGATTTCTGTTGACATTATTATTTTGTTTGGTTAAAATATTCACTGGAGTAGAGCCAGCGACAAGGGGGTCTGATATGGTATCAACGGAAGTGTTGTTAGGTGACGGTAGTGATTTATTTGTTCTGGACACAAAATCAAGGAGAATCTTCTTGGTTGACGGGGAGAGACGGTCAGAGGTCACAGACTCATTAACTAAACTTAAAATTCTTGCCGAATCTTCAGCGATGCCAGATAATTCAGAGCGAAAATCTTCGACAGCATCCTGACTGCCACCATTGGCTAATGATAGTGCGGCATCATAACCGTAATTCATGAGATCGTTGAGCCTGTCTAGTGCCGATGCTTTTATTTCACTATCTATATTTTCGTGAGTCAGGAGTCCTGTCACCTTGTATAGGGCATGTAGTTGTTTTTTAGCCTGCATCATGGGTTCTGTGTTGAGTTGCATCTCGTAAATATGCCCATTGTCGGCGATCATAGTGAACTGGATATCTCTATACCCGCCCAAACTCTCCTGGTCGTATCTGTTTTTCCACGACAGAACATTCTCCTGTTTCTTTATCTTGTCAAAAGCCCCCTTCATGTGGTCGTAATCTTTGTAGATGATTGTTGCCGCCACCACATCGTCAATCATCGAAACGTTACCACCGTATTTGTTTTTAAGCTTCAGCTCTGCTGTCTCTCTTTTCTTAAGACCACCCTCGAACGGGCGTAATTTTACCGTCCCACCAGTTTCCTCGGCTATTTCGCCAACATGCTTATTTATTGAGCCGACAGCCGCCATGGCGCTATCGTATAAAGCATCCATGCTCTTGCTGGCAGACTTACCCTGTGTGGCTTTCTGGACGAACTGCACCTCTGCATATTTCTCACCACGAGCCGCCAACTCGTGTATGGTGGTATTTCCGTCCAACACCTTAATTGTCCCGTCATCCCTTTTAATAACTCGTAACGGTTCTCTTTTCTGACCAATACCAGCTACCGCTTTATCCATCAACGACTGAGCCGACGCCAATTTCCCAGGATCGATACGTTCGCTCCTGGGAAGTAGCTTCGCCACCTCAATGGTCGAGCTATTTGGTGTAGTCTTGAAATACCTGCCGACAGCAACCGACCCTGGGGCGGTGACGACTTTGGGCCTGGCTACTGCAGCTGCTGCAGCCTTGGCATCTTGGAGTTCTTTCTCAGCCCTCGGGGTCCACTCCTCGGGGAAGAGCTTCTTTCTGGCTTCCTCCCTCTTCACCTGGCTGGAAACGTCTTCCTCTTTGGCTGTCA